GGCACCCGACCTCAGACTTCACGTTCGGAACGACTTCGGCACCATTGATTGATCCAGAGGATGTTCTTCTTCGCAAGCGCCATGAGATGGTAGCGGACACTGACGAGGAAGAGATTCCAGTTGAAATCGCCTCAACGCTGCCGCGACTGTCAGAGAAGGACATCGATGACGAAATCGACGATGATATTCCGTGGCCTGACATGTCTGAGGGGTTTACCGACGGAGCGGAGCCAGAGCCTGAGTCATCTAGATCGTTCGTAAAGATTGTAGATGAATCAAACGGAACTGAAGATGTTGAAGAGTTCGACGTCTTTTCCGACAAGACCATGACGTTTGTGATGATTGATGGTCAGAAGAGGATGTTGGAGTGGGACAATGACGAAGAGATCTTTGCTCTGTACGTTTCCAATGTCGATCAAGTGATTTCGGCTATCAGTAAATAGTATTCATTTCATTGTTGTATCGAGTGTGAAGGCAGTCGCAACGGACCACTCGATAGTCTCGGTCACCATGGGAGCAGGACCGAGGAGTATCCTTACCTCACCCATCCCGTGTGAGTAGAAGTATTGCGGCAACGGGATTCATTTCAAGAGGACACACCATGAACGATCACCGCTGCGTAGTAAGTGGAGGGTACTTCCTTGAGCCGGGATGCCCCTACATTGATGAGCTGAAGAACAAATACAAATGCAAGAACCCTGCTTTTGCTCAGGCTCAGGCTTTGCATGCCAAGAACAAGTACGTTTCTATGCCGCCCAAGCACATTCATGCATGTCAGACAATCCCGCTCTGGCATTCGTGGGGTGGAGGATTGATGATTCCGAGAGGAATCGACATGTCTCCCTACAAACTGAAGATGCTTTTTCGGACCGGGATGATGGATGACATCCAGCCATACGAGTTCGCAGATGGAATATCGTTGCGGGATTATCAAAACGACGCTGTGGATCGTTGGATCAGAGCTCATCGTAATGGCATCATCGTGGCGCCCTGTGGGGCGGGAAAGACAATGATGGGTCTGGGTGCGATTACAAAGTGCAAAGGCGTCAAAACAATCGTGCTGGTCCATACAGCAGACTTGGCGAGCCAGTGGACAGAGCGAATCAATGCCCAGTTGAAGTCGGGGACCGGAATCAAACCCCCGCACGTCACACTTTATGGGAATGGAAAGAAGGATGACTCTGGGGACATTGTCGTTGCAAGCTTTCAGACCTTGGCACGGATGCGCTTCGATGATTTGCTGAGCTTCGGAAAGCAGTTTGGTCTGTGCATTGTCGATGAGGCCCACCACGTTCCTGCGACCACGTTCAGTGCTGTGATGTTTGGGATGCCTGCGAGCTATCGACTCGCGTTGACTGCCACTCCAGACCGACCTGATGGTCTCAGCGACATCATGTACTGGCACTTCGGAGCTGCTGTGAAGCAGATTCAAACGAAAGATTTGATCGATGAGGGGCGCGTTCTTTCGCCGATGGTGAAGTTCTTTCCAACCTATTGGGAACCTCTCCCTCACTCTGACTGGGGTCGTCAAATCAATCAGATGTGTGGAGACGAAAATCGCAATGAGATGATCATGAAGTTGATTCACAGTCACGTTGGACAAGGTCGCCAAGTGTTGGTTCTTTCCGGCCGAGTGAAGCACTGCATTGAGTTGGCTGAGACCAGCGCAGAATCGGGCATCCCCTCTGCGACACTTGTAGGTGCGATGACCAAAAAGCAACGTCGTGAAACGCTCAAGGCTGCTGAAGATCGTCAAATTAAAGCATTGTTCGCCACGTCAGTTGCAGATGAAGGGCTGGATCTGCCCGGACTCGATACGTTGATTCTGACGACGCCGACCAAATCGATGGGACGCATACAACAACGCATCGGACGAATCATGCGATACGCTCCAAACAAGAAACTTCCGATCGTAATCGACATGGTGGACGCCGCACCGTGGCTGTACAACATGCATAAGAAGCGTCAAAAACTCTACACAGATCTTGGTTGCAAGGTGAAATCGATTGCAGAGGTCTGTGAGCATGGTCTGTAGTCGATGTGGCGGCAAAACAAAGGTGATAGGGACACGAAGTCCATGCAAACCCGGTAAGGGCGCCGAAGTAAAGAAAGGATCTGCCGTTGTTGCTTGGTATACGATGGATTTTGTGATCAGGCTTCGAAAATGCACCGTATGTCATCACCGTGAGCTGACTGCAGAACTTTTATTGGATGATGTGCGCGAAATGATTCGAGAATCATCTGTTGGCCACGCGCCAACAGAGTTGATACAACAAACAAGCAAGAGAACACCCACCAACTAAGGAGAGACTATGAATAGGGTCTTTATCAGTGGCAACTTGGGCCAAGCGCCCGACCTACGCAAGGCAAACAGCGGAACAAGCGTGTGTAACTTCAGTGTTGCGACGAATAATCGCGTAAAAAAAGGCGATGAGTGGGTCGATCAGACTGATTGGCATCGGATTGTCGTGTTTGGCAATCAAGCAGACAACTGCAGCAAGTTTTTGGACAAAGGGTCCAAGGTTATTGTCGAAGGTCGGATTCAAAATCGTTCATTCGAAGACAAACAAGGCAATCCACGCAAAACAACGGAGATTGTTGCCGATCGTGTGGAGTTTTTGAGTCGTCCCGACAAACAAAACATTGAACAACCTGCTCCACGACCTCCTGTTGGTGGCATGGGTGAAGAGATTCCGTTCTAATGATCGACTACCACGACATTGAAGAGGTCAAAGAAAAAATCGGAGACCGCACTGTTGTGGTTTCAGTCAGTGGAGGGAAGGACTCCACGGCTGCATGTCTGTATATGAAGGAGCTTGGTCTCGACTATGAGGCCATCTTCTTCGATACAGGATGGGAGCACCCTGATACCTACGATTACGTTGAGAACTACCTTCCTGACGTCGTAGGTCCAATCAAACGTCTGGTGGCGAAGAAAGAGTTGGCCACGCCAGAGCTCGAGGCCTTGGCGCAAAAGTATGAAAAACGTCTTGGCTGGTACTCTCCGATGGTTCGCTGGGTGATTCACAAAGGCATGTTTCCCAGTCGAATCCGTCGATGGTGCACCCAATCGGTCAAAGTGTTCCCAGCTCGAGACTACCTCAAGAACATGGAAGATGAGCCGCTGAACGTCGTTGGAATACGTGCACAAGAGTCTGCATCCCGTGCCGCCATGGACGAATGGGAGTGGTCGGACACTTTTGACTGTGAAGTATGGCGACCCATTCATAAATGGAAAGTCGAAGACGTTATCGAGATTCATCAAAAGTATGGGGTCAGACCCAACCCGTTGTACTTGGGTAAAAATCCTTCTGAACGGGTAGGGTGCTACCCTTGCGTGTTTGCTCGCAAAAGCGAGATTCGAATGATGGCAGCAAACTTTCCAGAGCGGATTGAACTTCTCGCGGATCTTGAACGAGACGTACATCAGTTGGCGATTGCACGGTACGAAGCTCGAGGAGAATCGATTGATTCTCTGGGGCTGAATCCTCCGACGTGGTTTCAGAACCCGACAAGTAGACCCGACCCAGAGACGGGAAAACGAAATGGGGACACTTGGCCCATCAAACGAGTGGTCGAATGGTCACGAACGAAATGGGGTGGCAAACAGTTCGAGTTGTTCGCAGCTCCCCCCGGAGAAATGGGATGCGTCCGATGGGGTATGTGTGACACCGCAGGGGAGTCGAAAGACTAAACTATTGTCCGGTCAGACCGATCTTTACAATCACATCTTCAGTCGGATTTGTTTGCGAGTTCAACGCTCCGGGGTTGATTGAAGAGTAGAACTCGAGACCCGTTGAGATAGGAGTCGAAACCGGGATGTATGTGTAGCAAGTTGTGTTTGCGGGGCAGTACAACTGAATGTAGTGCTGACCTGAGATTGACGAGTTGCTCGATGCCTGAAAAAACTTGGTGTACACCGCAACTGTGTTTGGATTCGTTACTTCCACAAAAAATAGATTCTGAGCGGTAGTTGCAGCAGTTTCAACTGTGGTATCAGAGTCGAGGTCCGTGACGATGTTGACTACGAGTGGATTGGATGCTGTGCTGGTCGTGACTGCCATGGGAACCTCAGGAACAAAGAATGGTAACGATAGTTGTGTTTGGAGCAGTCTGATCCGATGTAGCAGGATTCCGTGTCGTCCAAAAACTCAACTGAGTAAAATCCAGACCTGCAGGAAATACGTACTGCTTTGCTGAGCTTGGTGGAGCAACCAGCATCATGTCAGGCTCGGTAGTTCCGGCCGCCACAGTGCCAGAGGTGAGCTTAAATTTTGTGTAGGAGGTGTTGGTTCCCGCACCGTTGCTAATATCGATTGAGTAGATCTTTCCAGATGCCCCAGTGACGTCCAACTCAGGGTTTTCGTCTGAGTCCGAATCACTGACGATTTTGTACGATGCACCTGCAGACTCAAATCCCGTTACCTTGAGTGTCATTGCTTCTCCAAGCTGGTTTGAAACTATTGTATCAAAGTCTATAGCATTCGACGCCGAATAGCATCCTCTAAATGTAGATACATTTTTTGACACAGATTGCGGCGTTTACTACGATGCCAACACCAACAGGAGACAACACATGCCCGCCGAACAGGATGACAAATTTATCATCGACACAAACCCTGCGCTTCAAGCTTTGTACAACGAAATCGGAGGTTCGTTTCGACAAGTGGGACAAGTGCTGGGTGTTTCTCACTCACATCTTTGGCATGCGTTGAAGGGCGACCGTGAACCGGTATCTGTCAACACCCTTGTTAAATATGCTCAGCGCACACGAGAGCACGAGGGCATCTCAATGCAACTCTGGATCACATCTGAGGGCAAGCTCAAGTACAAGATTGAACGGGAATGATTCGATTGCAGTAGCATCGAAAACTCCACCCTTCCCCTCAAATCCGTACAGATGGAGATCCGCCCGTGTGGTTACAGCAAGCAGAAAGAATAGCAGTATCAGAAGTAGCGCAGAGACTGGGATTGCAACCCAGAAAAAGTAATTCATTTGGCCCATGCCCCAACTGTCATGCACTGGAGCGGGGTTCAAAAGACAAACGAGGAACAATAGGTCTTAGGACAGACGACACGGGATGGAAGTGCCATCGATGTGGTGCAGGTGGATCTGGGATTGACCTTGTGTCGTACTCCTTAGCGGGTTCAAAATTCAAGTCCCTCAGCAACGATCAAAAAGACAAAGTGCAGGTTTGGTTTCAGGGAGAGATTGCAGATGGTGCCCCTGTAAATACAGAGCATAAAAAGCTCAGGGGTGATCGACCACCGAAAGAACAAGTTCATGCGCTATGGAAACACTCTCGCAAGTTGAGTGAGTTGGACAGCAACGACAAGGCCCTGCATTTTCTCAAGAGTCGTAATTTGGATTTGGACGCAGTCGCTCGATCTGGTGTGGTTCGTGTCACACCGCAAGATCGTCGTTTAGATTGGCCCTCATGGTGGCCCTACGGTCGAAGCAAGGTTTGGCGAATCATCGTTCCAGCATTCGACGAAACGGGTCAGTTCGTCAGTGTTCACGGCAGAGCAATAGAGCCCGTCGAGACGGGACCAAAGACGCTCTGGCCAAAAGGATTCGAGGCAAAAGGTCTGTTCATGCCAAATCGATTTGCCGTGAGAATGATTCGAGGACAACAATGCGAACTTGACGGTGTCCTATTCGTCGAGGGTCTGACTGATTTCGTGAAATGTTCCGCTGAAGTAGAGGACCTGAAACTCAAACTTGCTGTACTGGGAGGAACATCTGGGTCATTCTCTGCGATTTCAAAACTAAACATCCCTAAAAATATAAAAGTGTACGTGGGGACAGACGCAGACAAACAAGGCCGGGAGTACGCGAACATTATTCAATTGCAGTTGCCGGGCACAACAACTTACAGGATTCCACTCGAGAAGTTTGCAGGAGGCAGCGGTGATTGATTTGGATGCGGTTTTGGATGGTCAGCCCGGTTCACCGCGTCTTTCTGATCTGTTGAAGATGGCAGAGGCAGCTGGCGTTGAAGCGGATTCGAATTCGATTGATTCTGGCGTCTTGCGTCATTTGAAAATGACCGTCATGAGGGACGGAACCGAGAAGGTGGCGAAAAACATCTCCAATCTTTTGGTCATGCTCAAGAAAGATAAGAGATGGAAGAAAAAGATTTGGCTCAATCAATTTAGCAAAGCCGTCTACTTCAAAGACCGCATGATTGAAGACACCGACTACACTGAGGTCAAAGGAGAGATTGAATCAACTTATGGCGTCGAGTTCACGACGCAGTCGATTGCAGAGGCTTGCGCCTACGTTGCCAAGCTCAATGCAAAAAACCCGCTGGTCGACTGGTTGAACGATACGGTATGGGACGGCGTTCCTCGACTCAGTGAATGGGTCATTCGAGCATGCGGCGTCGATGATACAAAGTTGGCTCGAGAAATGGGTCGTAAATGGATGATTCAATGTGTAGCGCGCGCCATGGAACCGGGATGTAAAGCCGATTGCGTGCTGATTCTCATTGGACCACAGGGTGCAAAGAAAAGCAGCACCTTCCGAATCCTCGCGTCTTCTGAATACTTCGGTGATACCACCATGAATATTGGCTCTACCGATGCGTATATGCAGATTCACAGAGCGTGGATTTACGAAGTTGCTGAGCTTGATGGCATCAGGAAAGCAGCAAACTCAAGCGTCAAAGCGTTCCTGTCTGCTCAAGAGGACATATTCCGCCCCAAGTTCAATCGAAACGCCGTTGTTTGGAAGCGGAGCGTTTCATTTTGCGGAACCACGAACAAAGAGGAGTTCATCACAGATTCGACGGGTTCCCGTCGGTTTTGGCCCCTTACGGTTGGCACTATGGACTTCGAATGGACAAAACACAATCGAGAGCAGTTGTGGGCAGAAGCCGTCATCGCTTACAAAAATGGCGAAAAATGGTGGCTGGAAGACGATACTCAAGATCAACTCAACGAAAAATCATCTGAATATCGTCAGTACGACCCGTGGCAGGAGATTCTTGAACGCTACATCACTGCAAACGGAGTGAACTGTTCGACTACAGACCTTATGGAAAATGCATTGAAGCTTGATAAATATCAAATGAGCAGGGCTTCTGAGATGAGAGTAGGCGACATCATGCGACAACTGGGTCATGAGCGGGTCCGTCGTAGGATTTATGGGGACCGTAAATATGTATGGGTCAAAATCAACACAGATAATGTTCTGAATCTTGAACAACCTGCAGTTGTCGTGGACAATGACGATGCCAAGGGAAGATGACATGCATGATTGGAAATCAAACGAAGTCATCGATTTCATCGACCAGTACCTGACAGAGCAAGACAAAATGTTTATTTGTTCAAAAAGCTCGTCCAGCACATTACGTTCGTTTCCCGGTAACGAAACTTTCCAGTTGTATTCAGAAGCTACAAACGTAAAACAGTTCTGTGAATACGGTCATCACATTTCAGTGATGGGTTTTGGTGTCGATTTCATTCTAGAAGGTTGCTTTGGAGATGATTGGATTGAGATTCAGGAGGCAGATCGATTCCAAACCGCTGTGATTGAAAAGTTGATTGAAAAAGAAGACGACGGTTACGTTTTCGATGACGAACAACTCGATCAAATTTGGGCTTGGATTACGTTGAGTCCATACCAACTGATGTCGATTACTCAACCAGTACGTTCACAGCTTTGTAAAATCGTAGACGTTTGTTGGGACATTTGCGTAATGAAGGGCAAATCTTATGAGCGACAGTCGAAAGAGCTCGCATGTCAGATGATGAAAGACATCATTAGTCATTGGTGCAGTAATATATTGATTACTCAAAAGGGCGTAGGAAAACGAAACCTAATAGACATGCAATGAATATTACAAAGCACATACTCAAACAGTGGAAACAACCACAAGATTGGAAGGTTGCATACGAAGATGATGCAATCCAAGTTTGTGATGAGGAGCAAGACTTTGTGGTCTCCTCAATGACGAAGAACCATGTCAAAGAGGCGATCGACGACCACCTAAGAAACGTCAAGACAGCAGCAACCATGGAGCTGCTGCTGTCTATGTCCGAAGAGTTCGATACTTAGGACTTCTTTTTAGTCGCAGTTTTTTTTGCTGCAGGTTTTTTCGTCGCTGCTTTTTTCTTCGCAGGCGACTTTTTGCGGGTTGTTTTGGCACGAGACAGAGTGACCTTGTCATCCTTGGTGCCGAACTTGCCATCCGCTCCCGCACTGATTTTTGCTTCGAGGATTCCAACCTTGACTCGCAAGGACTTCACATCACTCGATTCACTTTCCAAATGATCCACATATTGAAACAATGTGTTCAGGACATCGTTTGTGTCGAAACCCGGAATGATAAATCGACCCGGCTTGCGTGCTGAACGAATTCTATCTACTTTTTCTTTGAGACTCATGCTCTCTCCTATAAACGTAAACTTGGGGACAACCCCGGCCATTCTCTTACAGAGACCACACCTCCTGTCGCCCGCTCAATGCCAATCGCCAGCGGTAGCGAAGGAGTTTTGCGTCCGTATTCAAGATCACGCAAGTAGCCGATGCTGATTTTCATATCGTAACGAGTCAACTCACCATTCAACCATTGAACAAATGAAACTCGAGTGCTTTTTCCGGGCAAACTTTTTCGATACTCAGCGATGATCATCAGACACACCTTTGATTTGTAGACTATCGAAAAAACTACATTTTGTCCATCCAACGTGTGGCTCCTTGACACACTTACAGTTAATCAGTAGACTCACCAAAAGAGAGGAACCATGAACCAACAAGAACGACAGGCTTGGCTTGCCGAACGCAAGAAAGGTTTGGGTGGCACGGATGTTGCCTGCATCATGATGGCAGGAGCCGATGCATCAGAAAAAGTTGGTTCATTCGAGGGGAGTGCTTTCAAGATCTGGTCTGAGAAAACAGGTCTGTTCGACACTGATGATTACGACGATGCAATTTTGATGCGTGGTCGGGTGATGGAAAAATATGTTTGTGAGTTTTACCAGCTTCATCTAGGGGAAGGGTGCAAGCTTTGGGAAGAAGGACTGACATGGCATCAAACCCGGCCACGCATCTTCGGAACACCAGATCGACTTGTTGAGCACAATGGCGTTCGGTTTGGAATGGACGCAAAGACGCGACGGTTTCGAAGGGGCTGGGGAGACAGTGGAACAACTGATGTCCCACTAGATGTAGAAATACAGATGCGTGTCTACATGGAAATATTTGATGCCCCTTATTGGGACATCGCAACGCTTTTTAGTCTCGATGACTTCCGAGTGTATCGAATCGAAAGAGACAAGGAGTTGGGAGAATCAATACTGCAGGTTGCATGTGATTGGTGGGACACCCATGTTGAGCGACAAGTCCCTCCAGATGTAGATGCTACAGATGCTTGCATGAAGGTTCTCGCAGCCTTGAATCCAAGAATAAAAAGTGATGATTTGAGGGTTGCAACGACTGCAGAAAAAGACCTCCACGAGAAAATTATTGCAGTCAAAAAAGAACTGAAGAAAGTTCAGACCAAGAAAAAAGAGTTGGAAAACCTGCTCCGGTCTAAAATTGGTGATTCTTTGGGCATCGCAGGAGTCGCAACTTGGAAAAAAGGTCGAGCTAGAAAAGTCTTCGACAAAGATGCATTCCGAGAAGCCCATCCAGATTTGTATCAAGAGTTCGTTATCGAAGTACCAAGCACCCGGACACTGCGGGTTTCAGAGGAAAAATGACTGCATTATCGACCAGAGACAAGGTGACTCAACTCAATGAATACTTGGAAGGCAAACGACAAAGCCTGATCAAGATTGCTCCACCCGGCACAGACGTGGATAGGATCATTCGAGTTGCGATGTTCGAGGCTGTCAAAAATGAACGACTGGTTCAATGCAGCCCAGCGTCAGTCTATATGGCTCTTGCCAAGGCGTGTGAGCTGGACTTGGTCGCAGGTGGAGTTCTTCATCGAGCATCTCTCGTACCCATGTGGGATAAAAAATCCAAAGGTTACAATGCCGAGTTGTGGATTGAGTACACAGGGCTGATGGACCTCGTGAAACGATCAGGAGAAGTAGCACACTTCAAGGCAGAGGTTGTGTACGAAAACGATGAGTTTGAACATCATTTTGATTTAGAAAATGGTGAAGTACTTAAACATAAAAAGTGTCACGACAATCCCGGTGATTTGCTTTTGGCCTATGCAGTATGCTTTTTCAAAGACGGTCAACGACAAGTTGAGGTCATGAGAAAAGATCAAATCAACAAGATCCGAAAATCATCACGAAGCCCAGAGTCTGGCCCTTGGGCGCAGCACACGGAAGAAATGTGGCGAAAGACCGTCATCCGTAGAATCTGTAAGTACCTGCCGCTCACGCCAAAAACATCAGCCGTTTTGGAGCACGACATCCAATCGGATTTTTCAAACACCGTTGAAATCAACACCGTAGATGAAAATGTTGATGATCAAGACAACAAATCTGTTGAAGATGTTATTGATGTTCAATCAGAAGAAATTGAATCCAAGCCGAAACGCCAATCGAAAGTCAAGAAGTTGGTAGAGAAGGCAAAACAACAACTCCCCGAACCTGAAGAAGACTTTACGTCTTAGGAGACAAAATGTCGCTACTCGACGAAGCTGCAAGCAACACCACGCCGTACAAATTGATGATGTCCGAGAAAGCTAGCTCCAAGGAGCAGCGCAAGTTCATCATTCAACCCGGAGTTTTGCTCGACATCTTGAAGGATGAAATGTCCAATCGAGTGATCGACAAAAAATCGAAGAAAGAGTTTTCAGGGTACCGGTCCAAAATCAAAAAGGCAGAATGGCGGCTCTCTGGTATGCTCAACTTCGTGGACGAAGCGATTTATCGTGATCAAATCGAAAAGACCCTGCAATCAATGCACAAACACATCAGGTTGGTGCAACCAAATGGTCAATGGGTCATCATGGATTACGAGGTGGATATCCGGCCTAACTTGTCGAATGACGATTCCATTATGCTTGCCGTCAAATACGTCGATGCTAAAAATGAAAAGGATCTGAAATACCAAAATGGTGTTCCTTTGGTCGATGTTCAAGTGGATGTCAGTGGCTCGAACAAGGAGTTGATCGAAGCGATTCAGGCGCAAGGAAACGCCTCCAATGATACCGAGCTGAAAGAACTCATGAAGCAATTCATCGCCGCGTTTGCAGCGTCTACTACTCCTCAGACCAAGGCTGAAGCCGAAACAAAAGCCGATGACAAGTTCGAAGAAATGCCAAGCGATTTTCAAGAGTAGTGAAAGTCGTTTGTCATGGCTGACCATTCTTTAGATGACATCGTTCATTCTATTCAGTCCGCTGTTATAGCGGCGACCGACATTGCAGAACGTCATGAGTTGGATTCAATTACCAACCAAGAGTTTTGGGAGTTGAAGGTCGATGAGAATGGAAAGCCGATTACCGATGACGACGGAAGACACGTATATGCACCTCGCATGGTCGTCATGGAGCTGCCAACATGGGAAGATGGAGTACTGGTACACAAAAGAGTACCGGTCCCGCTCCAGTCCCTCACTACTGGACAAAGTCTTCGGGTGGATACGCTTGAGGTTGAGATGTCGGTCGAGATCTCTGGTCTCACATCAGACAAGAAAAAAGGCAAGTTGATGGTGAGGCCATGCGCCAAAACACCGTCTTGGTTCCAAAAAGAAAGCAACGCTGCTAAACTGAAGTTGATCTTCAAGGGCAGTGAGCCCCCAGAGGGTTATGCAAGAATCGATGACCAACTCATCAAACTGCTTCCGTAGGAGTCATTCATGGCAGATCAACTCGTAAAGATGTCAGACCAGTTTGGTGGTCTCCCAATGGAGCAACTGATTGGTGGTCCACTCAAAGCCGCCTGTAATGCTCAAACACTGCTTGCAAAGGCATCAAGTGACTTCATCAAGGACGTTGGTCTCAACGATGACGGAAAGGGCAACCTTTCAGCACGCACCGTAGACTTTGGCTTCAATAAGCCAGTGCAAGACGCTGCAGGCAACACGACGATGCAGAAGGTCGACCTTCAGGTCCCGCTGCTTGCCATCATCAACACTCCTTCGCTTTCGGTCAAAGAAGCAGAGGTACGGTTCACCATGGAGGTAAAGTCGTCGACATCAAGCAAGACTACCTCTGACAGCAAAGCCGATCTGACGGCTAAAGCAAAGTACAACGCAGGTCTGTTTTCCTGTGAGGTCACCGTGCACGGATCTGTGGCTAATCACAGCGAGAACAGCCGTAGCAGCGACAACAGCGCAAAGTATGACGTAAAGGTCGTTGCTCGCGATGATGGACCCCCAGAGGGATTGTCGAGGGTTCTGGACATGCTCAACGATGCAATCGCACCCACACAAGGTGTAGCAGCAGCTCCAACTGGCAAATAACGTCCCCCTAGCCCCCCACCCATATCGCTTGTCCCACGCTCGGGGCGGCAGCATGGGCGATTCCTACCGGGTGGGGGGTTGGGCTTAGTCCTTCGGAACCTCGATAATCTCGATGTCGACCATTCCTTCTTGTGTGCAGTCGACGATATTGAACGATATGTCTGAAGGCAAGTTGTTTACTTGAGATAAGAAGTTGAATGTGGCTTTACGAAGTCGAGTGATGGAATCTTCATCTTCACACTTGGGTGAGATGGTCACGACAGTTGTTGGCACCATTTCAGGTTCTGGCTGCGGCTCAACAATGATTTCAGGTTCAGGTTCTGGCTCGAGCTCTGGCTCGGGTTCTGGAACAACTTCGACGGGTTTCGATTTAGTTTTTTTGGGGCGCCCGTCTCCCTCAATAGCAAAACTCAAGCCCGCTGGAAGGATGACAAACGTACCCAAAAATATCAGCGCAGTGACAATCATTTCTGCTCGGTAATCTCAAACAACTCGTCGATTCGCTTTTTCATGCGCTTGATCTGACGCTCGACATCTTCGCCGTCAAAGTCTGCCGAGATCATCGATGTCTTCTTCTGAACGGCGCTCAGCCTTGACTTTACGTCGTCCAACTCAGCCTGCATCTTTTGTGTTGCGGCTTGACACGCAGGAGGTTGTTGTCCGTCCATCCCTTTGGACTGTGCTTCGATCTTGAGCTTTTGCATCTCTTGTTCATGCTTCTGCTCGGCACGGTCACGGTAGTAGCTCCACGCCTTGGATCCACCGGCAACAGCCATACCAGCTAATGCAATCGCTACCATGGGGGCATAGTCTCCCCCAAGAGATTGAGCGGCGTCAGCAGCCGCTGTGATGTCCTGAGCAACCCCAACAGACTCTACAAGCTCAGGCACAGCAGGAGTTGCTGCAGTCTCAACAACCGCTGGTGGAGGCTCTGGAACAGGATCCGGGGCCTTTGCGGGTGTCGGGGGAGGTTTCGGTGCCTCTTGTTTCGTTTCGTTTGCCACAGGTTTTTTCTCCTCTTCAACAGGCTTTTCATCGTAAATGCGAATCGGTGAGCCCACATCAAGTTTACAGTCAGACCCTTCTTGTACCACGCACTCCATCAGGACCTACTTGTTTCGATCCAAAATGCGTTCAAGCTTGGCCACGATGTCATTGTGGACCGCTGTACGTGCAATCAAAAAGTCCTTAGACTGTGAGTCTTCCCGGTCACGATATTCTTTGATGACATTGTCGTAACGCTCACGCATCCTCTCAGTACGCTCGTTGTACTCCGCCCGCATTTGTTCCACTTGTTCTTGAAAGCCTTCCACAAGCTTATCGAGACGCTTCTGCATCGTGATGAACTGATACAGCAAGAAGGCCGCAAATACTCCGAGGTGGCCGTCTGCTAATAGTGAGTCGACCAACGCCTCCATCAGACCAAGCCTTTCTCATCTTCAAGAATCAACGTGTAGGAAAATGCGTTGCCCCACTTGTCTCGCGCTTTACGACAGACGTCCATAAACTCGTCAAAGTCAGACTCGTTGGCAAACACTTGGCATCCTGCAGACCACTTATCGATTTGAGTGGAATGCGCTCCTGCCTTGTGGATATTGATGCCGAAGTAACCCTCACTGATGCTGTCAGGGTCACAGTCAATGATGTCGTCTTTGTTGTCGTCTCGATAGACCTTCACAGTGCCGTTACGCTGACACAGAGCCTCGTACTTTCCTTGATGCAGGTCAATCTTCCAAACGCTGCGATACTGACCGGGAACCAAAACGGCAGTTCCGTTCACATTGGTTGGATTCTCGAGCCAATACTTGCCCGGTTCTGTTGTACAGGGCCAAGACTTTTGAATCCAATCACCATCCTCATCCTTGTATACACAATGAATCGTATCGTCGAAACGATTTGGTTCGTGATTCGCACTGCGGATACCGATGATGTTGATGTTGTATTCACCGTTCAAAAACACGGTGTGGCCTAAGGATTTCGCGTAGTCCAGAATATCGGGATGCATATCAGTTACCACTACTGCAGTTGGCGTTGGTTGCTTGGCAGATTTGTGCGATGTTGACAGCCTGCCGCTGCTGAATGTCCAGCATCTTTTGAACAATGTCTTCCATTTTATCAAGACGTTTTTCAATACCTTCAATTTTAACATCGACGACCTCTTGCTTACCCACGCTCGATTCGACTGCATTGAGTCGTTGACTCAAGTCCTCGACATCTTGAGCAGACGATTCGAATGAGGCAAACGACACACCAGCCGCAAAAATAACTGTCATTCCCGGCACTGCGAAGTCTTTCATATCCATGTCAGCTCCAATCAATCAGGTTCAGGACAACTATATGAACTCAATAGTTGATCGGTCAACTTTGCAGGCTCGCATCGTTGCCTATCTGTTTCACCTGTTCTAATACAAAGAGCCCACATGCACTGCATAGACATGGGGTCTCCCCCTAAATCTGGAACGCAAGGTGGGGGAACGTCGGTCAGTTTTTCAGCAATCGACGCTTCTTTCTCTGCATTTGTGACTGCGACTTGTTGAACTTTGGCAACCAACTCTTGATTACCGCTGTTGAGCTCAGCAATCGCTTCTGTTTGGGCTTCAATCGCTTTTGCTCCAGCATCAGGCTTCAGACCCCATCCCGCACCAAACCCAGCCCCGAGAGCGGCCAGAATGGCGATTGCTGTCAAAGTCACAGGTTCCATTTTCCAAATCTCACTCATGGTTAGCTTGTAATCAGTTTGACGATGACACTCGAGGCAGGGTCTGATGAGTTTCCAACCTCTGTTCCCGTTACACACCACATCGATAAGCCCGAACCGAACGCGGCTCCACCGGGAATAGCATAGGTAATTTTACTGTGCGCCGGGGCCTTGAACGTAAAATCTGGGGTACCGGCGCCGTTTGCTGTCGTCGTTCCGGGGGTGGCTGTCGTATTGTCGCGAATCTTCAAAAACGATGCAGATGAGTTGGCCTCGTTATTGATTTGAATCAGAAAAATACTCCCTGTGCCACCCGTCACATTCGTGCTTGCGCCGTTGGCACCTGTGCACGTCCGATCGAGCACATACTTGCCGCCGAGTTCGGTAACTGCGCTTGTTGATGTTGCTGTAGACATGGATCCTCAAGTGCAGACAATCTTGACGTCCACTGTTTCACCGCTGTTGGCGGTCAAAGCTGTGTTGTCTTGTGGATTTGGGTTTACGGTGCATGCAAAACTTAAAAACGTAAAAGGCAATCCATCAGGAATGCTGAACACCGTCGTGCTACTCGCAGCAACCCGCAAAACAAGATCTGCAACGGTCGTGCCCATTGTCACAGATGCGGCGTCAAAAAACTTGAAATACGCTGCGCTGTTGATTGCGTTGGTCAAAGTTATGGAATGTATGAATCCCGGCTCCGAAGACGCGTTCACAATTGCGGTATTGTTGCACACCGTTTCATGTATGACTTTGTAGTCAAAAGCATCCTCAAACTTGGTCTTCGACAGTGCCATCTATCGGTTCATAGCCTCTTCTTCTTTTTTAGCGGACTCTTGAAGTTGTCGAACTCCTTCCCTGCGCCTTTTTTCTTCTTCCATTTCTTGAAGAGCTTGTGCCCTTGTGGCTGAATCTTCTGCAAGCCGTTGAGGGAAGTCAGGCAAATCTTTCGCAGGACCGGCCTCTTTATCTGGATTGATGTCCTTCATTGCCTTGCCGGTCTGTTGCATTTTTGGTTTTGGCATCATGTTTGACGGTGGCTTTTTACCCATCAACTCCATCATCGACGGACTTTTCATTAGAACCGCTTTCTGAGCTGGCGTGAGAGTCGCGCCTTTGGCTTTCAATCGCTCTTCAATGATTTCGAGTTGTTGCTCTTGTTCGGGTGTCATTGCCATGATTCGCTCCTAATAAAATTTAGAGGGGTAGGACTACGTCGCACGTAACAGATGTGAAGTCATCTGAACTGTCTGCGCCTTGATTATCGGCAATCTGACTCCACGATGCACCGGCGTTTGTGGACTCCCAAACATCACCATCGGTACAAGCGAGCAGCCATGTTGATCCATCGGTCGCAACATCTCGAATATTGTCACTGGACATGCTCAAAGTCACAAGGTTGCTGTTGCTGATAACCTTGCCATTTACATCGAAGTAGTACAGATCAGCTTCGTTCCTGTTCGTTGTTGCAACTACACGACCTGAAGCGTCGGCAGCCATCTGCCCCTTGTCTCCATTGCTCGACATGTGCAAAAGATTGTTCAGTCGAACTTCGTCTCCCCAATCAGTGATATCAGACGCAGCACAGGAGCGGACGTGGATCTGCGAGCTGTTGCTGTACATGATCACCCAAGAGTTGTTAGTGAATATAATCGCATGGATTCGTCCGGGGACTCCTTTGCCTTGCCCACTACTAAAAGGAGTTGACACAGCAAAGGAAGCACCATCGTTCGTGCTGTAGTAAAAACGATTGGCTTGAGCGAAGGCCCACTTCCCTAATCCATCGCTAGCAATTCCATTGATAAAAACGCTGCTACTGTGACCTGAAAGGCTCGAAAGATCGATTGCGCTCCAGTTGGCGCCTCCATCCGTAGATCGATAGATGTCTTCGTCTCCTTGGTGACCAACAGCCATCCAAGTACCGGAAACGGTTCCATCCGATCGAGCACCCCACAAAATCTGCATGATGTTCTTTTTGCTGGTTGCTCCTCCACCTTCTGCTGCCGCGTTGGTCGAAACGTCGGTCCAAGAGGCGGTCGAGGTCACATCGGTGCCTGATACCTGAAGCTCACGCGCTCCACCGTCCCGTGTGCAAATGTAAATGCCATTTCCACTGTTGTCTTTTCCAAATGCAATGTCGAAGTCGTTGTCGTTGGTGTCTGCGCTGGCGATGCTGTCGTAGGTTGTCCACGATGTTCGGTCGCTGTTTGCGGCGTGGGCAATCAATGCATCGTCCGCACCAATCACCCAACGGGTAGCGCCCAACGATGGCGACGTCAGACCATTGCATTCTGCGATCGACGCGTAAGCTACCCCGTTGATCTCAACAATGTCTGCGGCTGCAACGTCGTTGACTTTTGTGTAATCAGGCATTTGTTAGAGCGTAATGGTTGTGGATGACGGATTGAAGTAGATGACGTTCGTGGTGGCTGTTCCATACCCAACGATGCGAACGTGGTCTCCCGCAGCCGATGGAGCCGTGAAATCAATCTCTGATGCGGCCTCACTGACGTAGCAGGGTTGCCCAGCCGCGAACGTGCCTTCGATGTAGCTGTTCAGTTTGAAAAATCCTTTCAGCAGAATCCCTGCGCTGATGGCGTCACCCAGTGCAATACCAATAAGGGAATTTGTGGAACCTACAGCGTCTGCATCCGCATACTTCCATGTCCCCCCTGGGTGCAGATACATCAGGCGCCCGGCTGCGAGCGAGTCGTTAGCGTCTTCGGTTCCAAAAAAGACGACCTCCCCAACGCCGGTGTCGTTCGCCAAGTTTGCAACGCCGCCGAAGTTGCTGGTGACACCGAAAGTATCGAAGATCGCAACCGGCGTTGCCGTATGCGCGTTGCTGCCGCTCGATGTCGGAATACCAGACGTAATCTCGACAGAGCCGGGTAAACCAGTTCCGGTGCCCAGCCCGCCACCGAGCGTGATGCTCTTACCGTCTTGGTTTGTGCCGGATGTTGCCGTGGCCGACACGTTCGGCAGAGAACTGCCTCCTGTAATACTGACAAGGTCAGCACCGTTGACTCGTACCTTGACTTCGTTGTCGGTTGCAAAGTCGATCAGGTTGTCATTGTCCCGACCAACGACTAGCGCAGTGTTTTTGATGGACCCGATGCCGGTTTGATCTGCGGCCATGCGAGCTGCGGCCAGCGTGCCCGACCCGATGTTGGCGGCATTGGTCGTGTCCGTTGTGGCAGAAGCTGCCAACGCGGCACCGTTAACAGTGATGGCGTCCGCCTCAAGCGTGCCGTCCACATCGACATCGCCGCTGATGTCCAATGATGTCGCCTCGATCTCCCCACCAGTCTTGAAGATGACATTGTCGCCACCATCAACCTCAAAGATAATCTGATTGTCTAAGCCGAACTTAATCCGGTTGTCCGCGTCCCTACCGATCTCAAGACTGGTGTTCACGAGCGATGTAATCGCAGTCTGGGCTGCGGCCATGCGAGCCGCGTTGACCGTGCCTGAACCAATGTTTGAACCGTCAAGTCCCGTGATGGCCGAACCACCACCCGAAAACTCTGACGCAGTAAGCGTTCCGTTTGATGAGTTGAACGTGAGGTTGCTGCCACTTTTTGGTGCTTGATCTCCTGTTGCTGTCGTCACAAACAATGGGAAGCATGTGGTGTCGGATGATTCGTCAGCAACGGTTACGGTGGTCGCAATAGCAGCCGTGCCTGTCGTGTCTTGATTCAGAGTGGCGACTCGGGCTGCCGCAATTGTACCAGATGAAATGTTTGACCCATTGAGTGTCGTTAGACTGGCGCCGCTGCCGGAAAACACTGTGCTGGACAGTGTCCCAGTGCTCGGGTTGTAGGTCAGGTTGCCATCCATCTCCAGACCAACGTTGCCCGTGCTGCTCGTTGCGTCTTCAACAAAAGTAATCAGGTTCTCTTCGTTGGCGCTCTCATTGTCTGTGACAAGGACATGCGATGCGTTCGTTGCATTCGTCGCATTCGTTGCGTTGGTGGCGTTCGTCGCAGTAGTAACGGTTACACCCGCAATTACCGTGTTCAATGCGGTGCCACCCACCGTTATGGCGTCTGCTTCAAGCGTGCCGTCGATGTCCGCATCACCACTGATGTCTAGCGATCCAGCATCCAACTCGCCTGTGAGCGTGACGTTGCGGAACCCAGTAATGTCTTTGTTGGTGTCGACCGTGACGGCTTTGGAGGCGACAACTGTTCCGGCCGTTGAGCCATCAAGCTTGTTGAGTTCCGCAGTGCTCAGTGTTGCCCCATCCAGAATCTCAAGCTCTGTTTCGGTGATTGCTGCGCTGCCGATCGTAAAACCTGTGGCAGTCACAACACCAGAAGACGTGATTGCGCCAGTCTTGAGGGCCGCGTCAGTGAGTGTGAGGTCACCAGTAGAAGCGCCCGTGGCGGAGGTGGTGGCAAACGTGACCTTGTCCTCACTTTCGTCGAACCCGATGAAGACGTTTGTATCGTCACCCCGCTCGATGATAATACCCGCGTCCCCGGATGCGGAACCAGTTGTGCCGTTTGCCAACTCAATAAGCTTATCGGCAATGACACTGTTTGTAGTGGAAACGGTGGTTGTGTCTCCGTTTACAGTCAGGTCTCCATCAATGACGACATCACCATTGGTGTTCAATGTGTCAATCACCAAATCGCTTTTGAAGAAATTAGCCACTGCGGAGCTCCTTAGACTTTATCGTTCCAGTGGACTCGGATGGTATCAACAACAACTTGATTGTCCGAGTCACCGGTCAAAGACGATGCGTTTACAAATGCATAAATGCTTCCAGCCGTTGTCTGAGTTGACGGAGCTGTAAAGAAAAACCGAACCCCCATGTCAATGACTTGCATTTTGACATTGGGAGATACACGGCCATTTTTTGTTGTTTGTGCAGCAAGTGGAGGAAGGACGGGATCCCTGCCCGCCGAGTCGTAGGTCAGTCTCAAATCGAACTTGAGAACAGAACCGGAGTCAGCCCCACTGAAAATAAAATCGACATGAGACAATGAACCAGAACCCGGCAAAGGTCTTGAACGTGCATCGTGACCATCATCACCGGATTGAGTTTTTCCGATTTCAATCGCACTTGAAAAACCACCAGTTTTTGTGATGGTGGGCGTTGTGCGATTTTTGATAAAACCTGAAGCCATGCCAGCCTCCAAAGGGAAGGGATTGAGGGGGCATTGAAGCCCCCCGAATCAGTGGTTCAGGATTAGCTTCGGTCCCAAAGCACCGAGATATAATCTACATCGATAGAATGCTCTACAGTGCCAGCATCCTTCTGAATCTCAATGTATGGCTGAAGAAGATCGCCCGCAGCCATTTGGCTTACGTTGATCTTTTCAGGCAGGGTGCACTGGGATCCATCTACAAAATATTTCACGTCTTCCAAATCACTCATATCGATTTTGAAAGTGTGAAATGTACCAGAGGTAAAATCGACACCAGTATCGTTGTCATCGTTGTCGGTTGTGCCGTCGTCACCTTCTGCCAAAATGTTCACGCTGCCTTCGATTCGAAACCAAACATGGTCAACGATGTTGTCGAGCGTTGCGTTTCGAGCAGATGCGAGACCAATAACGATTCGATCATCGGCGCTCAAAGTTCCGGTAATCTTGCATCGAGCCTCAAAAATTGGATTCTTGGTCGGAGGAATGCAGCAATCATCGCCAAGGTACAATGCCAACTCTTGATCTTCATCAGTGTTAGAGAACTTCATCCGATAAACACCGTCAGCCAAAGCCAAGTGATCGAATGTCGGAGCGCCTGAGGAAGATGTATCGTGATTGACGAACAACGACGCCCCAGAGCCAGTCGCACCCGCAAGAGGCAGTGCGCCATTTCCAATAAAATCAGAGAAGATTTGAACTTTTCCTCCGACTCCAGTCGTGTAAAAGCCTTTGTCGCTTACTGCGTCATGAGAAAGGCGACGACCGCCCATAAGTTCAGGGATTTGAGACATTGTTTACTCCATATGGGGAAGGGTAAGGTTGCGAAAAAATAGTATCATGGTTTTGCATTAAGCGGTAACCGATGGCCGACTTATGAAAACTATTCGACGATTATGATCTTTTCGAGTGCTTGCTCAAGCGGATCCTGAGATTGTGGATACTTCTTCTTATATGTCATGTTGATGTCTTGCAATATTCGAGCTCGAGCAAAATCCGCGTTCGGAACAAGTTGTGTTCGAATACCAAACAAGCCAAGAAACTCGTCAACTACATCGAATCCTACTCTCGGATCAGCGGTATCACCTTCCAAGAACTCAAACTCTCGTTCATCTGCAAGACCAGCCTCCTCCGCTCGTACACGAAGAGTTCGAAGCAACTCAGTCATGCCTTCAACTACGCCAAGATTTGTTCGATCCAACTGGTCGATCACCAACATTGAACGTCCTGCACCCGGCACCTGAAGCATATTCCTGAAGTACCACCAAGCGACTCCCTCGTGTGCTCGAAAATATTGTCGATCCTCGTCACCTTCAAGAATCCTCAATCGATTGTTTCGATGAGTCTCTTTGCGAACCTTCAGTGTCCTTCGAAGGAATCCACCTGTAATAGCCAAATCGAACTCCATGAGCCACGGTGGAACCTTGTTGTATCGATCAATTTCGGTGCCATAGAATGGGTCGACCTTGAGAGCAGAGATAGCGAACGCTTGCACCCACGGTGTCTGTTTTGCAAACAGTTTCCGAACTGATTCTTCATCGCCTCGCACAGTGTCGTACACGTCAAGAATTGTCAACAAACTGTCTGTGATAGGGATTGGAGGCATGACATACATACGACTGTCGATTGCATGTGTATTTGTCAAAGCATCTCGCATGCCTACCATTGCTCTTGGCTGGAACCAAGCAGGCAAGACGAGTTGGGGATCGTCCTCCAATGTTGCCCTTTGAAGACCGTTTGACAATCGTAGTTGATTGGTGACTCGACTGGGTTCGGTCATCATCGTGTCGTAAAACAGTTCCATGTTTTTGCTTAGATAGCTGTAAAACATAATGAACTGACGCATGAACTTCTTTTCAAAGTCGGTCAGAGCTCCATAGTCGAACGCAGCTCGACGAGCCAAAGATGCCGCCTGACTTGGAGCAATACCGTCATTTAGTTGATCGACGAAAATAGATACGCGATAAAAGTTGTCGATTGCAGTAGCGCAGTCGGCCAAGTAATCGTTCCAAGCACTGCCGTATTTACTGCCTTTTTGTAAAAGGGTTGGGTTTTCCCTCAGGTAGTTTTGTACATCGTCTGCCATCGAACGTTGGGTTTCAGCCGTAATGAAACTTGAGTTTAGGCCGTAAAGATTCGAAAGTTCCGCAACTTGGTCCGCGTTGTAAATCATTCCGTTTTTCGCGACGATGATGTGGTTGCCGAATGGTTGATAACCGCGTCCGATCTTTCTTCCTGTAAATCCACCTCCGGCTGCACCGCCGACTACTCCTGCGACTGCGCCCAACGGACCGGCTGCAAGCCCACCTGCAACACCGCCAGTGATTGCACCTATGGCTCCACCTGCCGTGCTGCTGAACTGCTCTCCATCACCAAACATGCGAGCCATCACGGCGCCGACCATCTTTGGATTTTTTACTAGCATACTTGCGGCTTTGACTGGATTGACAGCCGTGACCAACTGCAGAGCGCCGCCCAAAAAGTTTGCTGCGTAGTAAGCAGGTATCGGTACAAAAATACCTGTAGTGATACCGCGTTTAATCATCGAAAAACTAATCGGGAACATATCCTGAAGAGTTCTGAATGCAGATGCAGCAGAGGCAAAGCTTCTCACTCTTCCCGTTTTTTGAATCTCAGGAGCGAAGGGAGCGCCGAACTCTTCAATACTCAACCTGTTAGAAATTACTGTGTCGTAGGAAAAACCAACTGCTGCAGTGCGTTCAATAGCATCATCGATAAACTGTTTGATACCAGCGGGTCCATACGTGACCGAGCCGTCAGGAAACACGATTTCTGTCAACGCTTCACCGGCAGATTGCGTTCTGACTCCAAAACGAACGAGTGCCTCCTCCGCTGCAAGTGCTGCGTCCAAGTCTTCGAACTTTTCTGGATCAGAATCAAATCGTCTGTGAAAACGTTCGAATGCAGCAGTAGGATAATCCGCACCGGGACCACCGGCTTCACGAGTAATAATCCTGCCATCAGGTAGTTCAATTTGTTCTCTGATGTCCCTCGAACGATTGAAAATCATGTCCATGTAGTTGCGGACACGAATGTGAAAGGCGTGAGGTGTTTCGATTGAATACTCTGCGCCGGTTGGTGATATTTTGCGACGTGGAATCCTGTAGTTTTCACGCGCACCGGGCATACCAACCTTGATCAGTTGGTCGTACATTCCCAAGATTTTATCTTCTGCCATCAATCGCACAACCATTTCCAAGTACGCTTGAGCAGGGCTATATCGAGCCATTTTTTCAGGATCGGCACCAACCTCTGCAGCATAACGAATCATCGTGTCGTACAAGATACGAAAGCCGTCACCACCACGGTGAAAGGCTTTGTACGCTGCTGCAGCTGCCGCAGTTGAATTTGTGCCACTTTTGAACTCTGGCACCTGATCTAGATTAAATCGTTTTCCTGCCAATGACGAAAGAATCTTACCGCCACGGTGTTTGAGGTATGTTGCGTGTTCAGTCAACTGGTCCCGAATAGTCATGATTGCTGATGCAATCATCACTCGATCTTGATCACTGAGTTTTGCAAGATCTGCTTTGGTCATTCCTTTAGCAGAGGAGTATCCCTCCAAAATTTGAAGAGCGGTGCTGACACGTTCAGAGATTCCATTGATGCCTCCAGTGTCACACAAATGCTGAAGCATAGACCGAGTGGTGTTTCGAGTGAGATACTGGATTCTTGAAATGTTTGGAGGAACAAACATGGTGTACTTCGCGCGTGCACCGGGTTCTTCGATAATGTCTGTGCCTTCTACGATGGCTTGTTCGCCCTCTCTGAAGCTGGGCGCTTGTTTCTTTTGAGATTTGGCAAAATCTCGGTTTACTCTAGAAATTTCAGATTGCGTAAACTCATTCAGAATATGCAACATGCCTTTCTTTCCGGGTTTACCCGTTACCAAATCGTACTCACCTACAATCAAATCAACCTTATCCATGGTGATTCTCATGTCGGTCTCGAGTTGATTTCTCAACATGTCGAATATTTGTTCGATAGAAGCGTCAGGATCTGCACGACGAGCATCACGAATCAACTTGACTACCTCAGAGCGCGTCTGCTGCAATTTAGCAATCTCTGCCTCAATCACCTCTTTTAACTCTGGACGAACCATTCTCAGTGGATCATCCAAGAAAAACTTGGATCGAACGAACGCGATTTGATCTTCTAAAAATCCAGTCGCACGCACGATATCAGCGCCTTTTGCCCGCATCGATCCAAGCAGTGCATAGGCAAGCGAACGGGGGATGGCTTCAGTGTAAACAGTTCGACGAGAGAATGATGAGGCTTCTACGTCGGTGACGAGCTCAACCACTCGGTTGTAGTTTTTAAACGATATCTGGTCAACTCGACCGTTTGGTCCTACCAATTCGTCTGGAATTTTATTTGCAACAAATGGTTCCGATGCCAATCGTTGCAAGAACACCTTGAAAGCATCTTGTTGACCCTGAGACAATGTGAGGGTCTGAGTCTTCGAATCAGCCATTTCTTTAAGATTCTTCGCATCCAAGTATACGTTGCCGGTGAGGGCAGATCGCTTTTGGATTCCCAACACAGCAGCCATTCGTCCGTTGACTCGACTACGAATCACCTTCACGTTTTTTCGAGCTGCGAAAGTTGCAGGTGTCAAACGTGTCAAAGCCATTCCCGAAAGAGCCCGCTGCTGTTCGGACTTCTTCATCGTTTCCGCGACGACATAGCCTACGGCTCTCGCCAAAGCATCGGGAGCGTCTATTTGTGTTGTACGCTTCGTGACACCCATTGACTGTCGGACGTACTCTGGGTTCACGTCGATGTCTGCGAAAACTCGTTTGGTTCCCGCAGCACGCTTGATTTCACCGGTCACTCGTTCCGCGAAGTCGTTACTGACACGTACTATTGTTCCCGGCCTACGCGGACGACCCCTGTTCAGAACTACAGCGGCGTTTTTGAAGAACTGATCGGGCTTCAAAAGGTTGTCCAACTTAATAATCTTGGATTTCGTCAGTGCTGCTTTTTTGAATGCCTCACCCGTCCGACCGTATACAGATGCGAGATTTGCGTACAACTCACGCATAATCACAGTGTCGGTGCTCAATCGCCCGCTGGCCTCGATGATCGCACGGAGTTTTTCTTCGGCCGCTTTTCGTCCGTCGTCACTCAACATGTTCGTGGTCATCTTCTGTGCTTTGTTGCTGTTTTCAACATTGTCGAAGCGACCGATAAACCGCGATGTCCAAGCCTTACCCATCAAATCGATCAATAGTTCGTTGTCGCCTCCAAACAAACGACGCATCGAAAGATTGTCGTCTGCTTTGAGGATATCAATAAATTTATCAACAGACTTGAGATTGATATCTGCAGTCTTTTTACCAACTACAATTCGAACGTTTGTGGGTCCGGTAGAGCCGTCTGCATTTTTGACGCGACTTGTTTTGATTTTCGCGTTCTTGAAAAAATCTTCGGGTTCTTTGATGGTGCGGAAAATTGTCGCAGCAGCGGAGTTGTGAGCACGGGTCTCCATTATGGCGAGCAAAACCACCTTCTGTTCGGGTGTCATTTCTCCACTTTTGACTAACGACTCGAGACCTTTACGAAACTTAAGGTACGGCTCCGATGTGCGAAGATCTAACGTGTCCAGATCGGACCCTGAATTCCTGAGTGCACGGAGACCCTCCAAGTACCCTGTTGCCGCGCCACCAATATCGTTCTTCAATGCGGCTTTGACATCTGCGTATTTGATTCCCGACACACCCATGGCTCGTTCGATTTGTGGTTCGAGTTGCCACGGAATGATTCCCGCTTTGTAGTTTGGTGAACCGGGCTTGCCACGACTAAATAGATACAGACTTTCGTCGGTTTCCATGACATGTCGTGTGACTGCTGTTGCTACGTCGGCAGCGGTTTCGAACACGTCGGGCTTGTACCCCTTTTTGATGTCTTCGAAGGCAGCACGGAATGATTGACCACCTTCCATACGACGCACTAAATCTTCGGCAAAGTTTCGTTCGTTGAGAGTGAGGCCTTCCACCTGACGACCATCTTGAACTTTGGGCAGTGGTTGTTTTTTTCCGACTGCCTGTTGAGCCAAATCATCTTCATCAAGAATGCGTTGCAGTTTTTCAACTGTCGGTTTTTTACCAACACGAGACTGAATGTAGTCCAATGCCAATTGTGCACGCTCGGAGACGTTGTATAGACGGTCGTAAAGTGCGGGAGATGCACCTGCCAGAAATGCTCTTGTCTTGTATCCGGGTGCATTTAAGAGTTTTACAAGTTGACGACCTCGAGCCGCTGCCTTGGTCGCGTGAGCAACAGGCCCAATGTGAAGTTTTTCCCAAGGGACAATAAAATCTAAAGAACCACCGATGAACAGCTTCGTGTGGAACTCTGAGTCCCCTCGTTCGAATCCGTCCTTTCGTGCCTCGTCCGTCATGTGTACGGTGTTTCCGACCGAACCAGTCGCGAGATTACCCAATACACGAGACAGCCAAGTAGATTCAATGTCGCGAATGCCGTAGTTGTAGTAGAAATCTCTACTCGCCGGAAGAAAAGGCAACGTCATCAAGAAGTCTGGACCCGGCAGAGGAACACCGTATCGTTTGGTAATGTCCATTCTTTTCTGAATCGTCGACTCGCCAAATCCAAAAGACCTCAACAGCTCATTGACATCTTCGGCACGAGTGCCACCCGTGACATCGAGTTCAGCAACGCCTTCTGTGAACAAGCCAAGCATTCGCATCACCTTGCCAAAGGTGTTCTCAACGACCATGACTTCGTCATTAATTTTTTCAGTTGAGAATGTTGTGTCTGCAAATCTCTGAGCGAGCACCCTTGAAGCTTTACCTGCCTCACCTTTGGCCTTGATGACTCGACGGGCGGAGGCGACGGCCTCATCTATGAGGTTCACGGTAGATGGAATGCTGCCTGCAATCACAGAGTTTGGCATGTATCCCAAAGCAACACGATTCAATTCGAACTGAATTTTCTTTTTGTCGGCTTTGTCCAAAACCAACTTTGCTGCGTTCGCAAGTGGCTCGTGCGGGCTTTCCACAAAAAAATCTGGGTTGGCTGTTACCTCTGCTTCGAATGCATCGATCGAGGGTTCTTTTACCTGAAAACCAGAAGGCAAATCACGAAATGATTGCATGGTCAGAGCAAACGCGAGTTGATTCTTTAACTCTTTTTTGGTCTCCTCATCAGTCTTGCCCCGTTCTGAATTTAGTTCGACGATTTCAACAATCCTTTCGAAGTTTTCTGTGGGGAGTGCCAAGTTTGTTTCTTTGATGAAAGCCTGTTTTTCGTCCTCTTCAAGAAACAGATTCGCGAACATGTTCGGAATGTTTGTCTTGATTGCCGCCCGCTCAATCAGGTTTGGGATGTTTTTCAGTCCATATGGGATGTAAGGGTCCTCTAAAAATCCAACTTCGGGATCAACGCCCTCTGCTAAGTCCCTACCAAAAAACTCTTGTCGACCAGCAATATCAATACCCGCTGCGTCGGCTTCTTCCTGAGTCATTTTTGGACCGCTCGACCAAGCTTTAGCCAACGCTGCCATCGACCCCTCTTCTTCGATCAGAGCCCGATATGCACGTTCTTGCTTTCGAACATCTGCCATTCGTTTTTCGGCAGACGACTGAGCATCACCAGCATCTTTTGTGTCGATGAGACGTCGTCTTGCCAGAACTCGTCCAGTGGCCTGTACGATGCCTGTAGGCGGTTCGAAGTCTTCTAATGGGGGGTCATCAAGCAAGCCGTACAAAAACGCATGGTTGGCTGTTTTACGGGCAATGTCGTATGACTCTTTGACGCTTTTGCCCTCATTTCTTTGACCTTGAAATACATGGTCTCTGATTTTGCGATACGAACTTTCCTCGGCTCCAGAAGCCATAGTCTCAGGTCTTCTTTCGAATCCCACTGGAGCCCTTCTGCCCCTACGTCGAATCTTTCTCAGAGACTCTTCAGCCGTAAGTACATTAGGTGTTTCTGATGGAGTGGGCTCGACCTCAACTTCGATTTCTTCTGCGGGTTCCTCGACACTGACCGGAGAAATCATCGATTCCATCAAAAGGTCGTCATCTGAGGCAGGAGTGGTTGGAGCAGGTCCAAATACCTCTAAAAATGTGTCTGTTTCTTCCGCCACGCTGCTCTCCAAATTTAGAATCGACGACCCGGACTACCGAACATACCTGTATCGCGTTCCAATCTTTCCGCAGATGCATCGACTTCTTCCGTCCCGAACCGTTGAAATGCATCAGGAATCATTGATGACTGCAGGATCTCATCATCAGACTTTGGCTGAATCTCACTGGGTACGATTTTACCGGATGGTAGCTTCAAGAGATTCTCTTGTGTCATCCCAGCTGCTCTTGCCCCAGCAATCTCTTCTTCGGTCAATAGAGATGATTGCATCTCGGTCGGATCAGGCTGAAGGGTATCTTGAAATGTAGTGACTGCATCAGGTGTAAGTCGGGGTGGAATCGGCAATCCGCTCGCAAAGGGATCGCCCTCAATGTTAGGTACAACCCGACTTCGCTCTTGCTCCATGGGTTTTGAAAAATCTCTCATTTCAAAGCGGGGTTTGCCCTCAAGATCTTCTACTTCCCGCTCTGACAACGGAAGCGGTTCGAGTGATCGAATCGTTGACGCTTGATTGTTCATCTGATTGAGTGCAAAAACGTTTTGAAAAAGTCCATCATAAAGGGAAGACAACTGTTGTTCTAATTGACGAATTTCAGTGTCTTCAGGACCCAAAACCGGCACGCCGGGAGTAATTCCACGAACGACTGCGCCCAATGGACCATATATAGCTCGGCCCAATGGACCCGAAAAAGTTCGATCCGCTTTTTGCTTTTCTAAAAGGTTTATTCGCTTACGAATTTGTTGTCTTTGAAAGTCATTTTCTCTCAGGCTGTTTTCTGTTGCATCGATGTTTTTAAGAAGTTCGTCCAAGGCTCTTGATGGATCTTCAACTTGCTCTTCTAACAAAACGCCTGAACGAGTCTGACGCAACTCGTTTTGTAAATCTCTCAACCGATTTTCTCTTCTAACCAGTTCAGTTGCATTGATTGAATCTTGTCGATTGCCAAGACCAGAGTCAAACAATCGTTTTGATTCTTGAGATTCCCTGAGTTCATCTTCTGCAATTTTAATTAAAGGCAATAATTCAGCAGTCCGTTCGTTGATTTGAGATTGTTGCTGACGAGCCTCCGAACGCTCATCTTGTCGTTGTTGCATCACACCAAGATCGGTCAAAGATTCACCAAAACGGGTGTTGATTGGATCCTGCCGTCGAACCGGCATGCGTGCGAGTTCTTCAGGAAAAATCTCTTCTGGCGGTGATTCAGGAAGAGGTGGAGACAAAAATTCTCGAGCAGCGGCTTCAACTCCAATCCTGCGATCGTCTATAGCTACCTGTTCATTCAGACGATTCAGCTCTGCCATTTGAGCAGGCTTCAACTGTTCACGAGCAGCATCATATCCTTTGGTTCCGCGCTCGACGATTTTCAGGTTCCCGCGACGATCTCGAAACTCAATAGATCGATCTGGTCTGACACGGAAATCTTTCGCGTTTCGATTCAGATTGTCTCTGATGATGGATTCATCACTTTGTTTTGGTTGACTACCTGCAGGTGCAAGACCCATCATTCTGGCGTATTCTTCGGGTGTCATTTTAGATGGCTCCTTCAGACTCAGTCGATGGCATAGTAATCAACTTATCTGCAGTTGTTTTCAAGTCATTGAGATCTGAACTCAACAAATCCACCCGACGCTGCCTCGCCGGTGTGGACATGAACTCATCAACCTGCTTCAGAAAGGCGTTGCCAATGTCACCGCGCAACTCAGAGCTGGTCGAGTTCAATTGGTTGTACTCATTTGCGATCGTTTCATTCAACACTGTTTGATCACGAGTGCGATCGAAATCCTGTTTTGCGACTTGAATCCGGTTGATTGAATCACTGACCGCTTTTCCTGAGTTGTGTTTGGTTCGGGCTTCTTTGATTTTTGACTCATCCTGAGTCTTCGACCAGTCGACAATCTGCTTCGATACGATTCTTGCGTTCTGAGCCTTGTACTTTTCGATGGCTTCTTTGCCCTGTTTTTCGACGAAGCTTGGAACTTTGTCGAAGTTGTCTACAACAATGTCAAGGTATTCGTTGAAAGGCATACTAGAGCCGTTTGGAAATTTGATTTCGCCAAGGTTTTGAGACCCAAAAATGGGTGCGTTTGATGCATCTCTCATTTGCTCTAATGATCCTCGAATCAAATCCAAGTCAGTAGACTTCAAACGAGTGCCCTCAGGAGCAGAACCAATCAACTCAATGTTTTTGGAACGATTCAAAATCACGTCGATCGGGGCACTACCAAGACTGTCTTTTGATTCCGCCAAAAAAGCAAACCTATCGCTGACCGTCAACTCCCCGGCATCAACGGATTCTTTGAGCATTCTTTCAGCCGCTTGCGGTGCAGCAGAGCGAAAGTCTCCATACACATCGAGAGCTCTACTCAAACGAGAGGGACGAGACCCAAGAGGCGCCGTAGCAAAGTTTCGGCCGGGATTGCGAGCCAAATCGAGGTACTCATCTTTTGCGTCTCGATATCGTTTTTCCTGAGCTTCGATTTGAGAATCAAGAAGTTTTATTTGAGCGATAATGTTTTTCGATAATGAATCCGATGGAAGACCTGATCCCCGACGGGTTCTAGACCCACGAGTCCTTGTTCCTGCATCCATCGCGTCGAGAAGCTCCCTCTGTCTGTCCGTTACACTTTCAGGGTCTTCGTATATTCTTCTATCGGCGTCACTGGGCTTGAAGTCTTCCGTAAGTGATTCTTCAATTAGATCTTGTACTTTTTGCGGCAGGCCCTCCTGTTTAGCAAAATCGATGATTGCATCACCAATACCGTGTTTACCTTCTCTGGTTCTTGATTCTGCAGATGCTCCTCTCACTGTTTGTGCTGCATCAATAATTTGTGCTACATCTCTAGCGACGAGTTCATCAAGTTTTGCCTCGGTTCCGTCATAATCCCTTAAAGCGCCTATTTCCGACTTTTCATTGACTAATAAACCTGCCAAAACGGATGCTGTTGCTCCTAAGGCTGTTCCGTAATTATCAAGCTTTGATTTATTTCGTTCCTGCAATCGAAGCTCTTCCTTCGCAGCGTCTGAACCACCCTCTCGGAAGCTTGTGGTAAACGTGTCTCCACCACGACTCAAACCTGTGAGGTCTCCCATCAAGCTTCGACGTTGCTTGCGAAGGTCAGATAGAATTTCCAACTCTCCACTTGGATCGAGAGCCTTCAACTCTCTTGCGTACTGGTCTTTGTTTTCCTTGAGCAGAGTGCCGACGTAAGTCCCAAAGAGTTGATTGAATGCACTCCCCTGCCGATCAAAACTTGCGTCGAAATATTCGTCGAACAATGCCATAGGAAACCTCGGTCTAAATGCGGGAAAATACGTGCCACTGGGTCGAAGACGCAATCAGAATAACAGATTCCAGCGTTCCTAGCTCGATGCCATCAGTGCCATCCAAATCGCCTGACTCGGCTGCGAGTATTCGACAGATACCAGTCTTATTGCTGTCGACTCTTTTGATGAACAGTTTTCGTCCGACGTTTTTGGATGGTTGACCCAACTTCAACGTTACCGTTCGATTCAAGGCGTTCAGGAAGTAGATATTGGCTGTGCCAACCAAAGCCCGACCATCGACCTCAACAACCTCCTCAAAGACGTTCTGAGTCTGCTCTTCAGGCTCTTCAACGTTCGTGTCATTGCCAAGAGATGAACCATTCGCGCTGATACTGCCAACAAAATCCCAAGACGCATCCAATTTGCAGTTCGAAGGACGGATGGAATTTGGGACGATGTGATCCGTGTCGACGATACCGGCAGGAAGACGGATTTCTAAAAGAGCCTGCTCGAGCATCTGTTTGAACTCACCGTACTGTCTACGATTTAGCAGGCGTTGCGTCATGAGTTAGTGCGCGATCATCTATGAGATTAGAAAAGAGTGTCGAACGTGATCAAGTTGTTGGCCAATGCGAGATCATAAAGCTCTCGAACATTGGGGTTTTTGCTGTTTTTAGCTTCCTCAATCGTGAACGTCACGGGCTCATTTGTGCCTGATCGCCTGACTGGTTGAGCAGGAAACCTGCCTTGATACACAGTCCAAACATTATCCTTAAATCCGTATGCGTAACCGTCGTCTTTTTTCTTGCGAAATAAAGCATCTTGTTTGCCGGGGACACGAGCAGTGACCTGTTTGTAAACAGCTTGCGCTCTGGATTGTTCTCTTTGTTCTGGATTACCAGCCATGGTATCCATCGCTCCGCGTTCGGATGGAGGTTGTCCAAATCCAGCGCGTTCTGCCGCACCTTGTAGTTTTGTCCCGGCTTCTTTTTCAAACTCTGCAGTTTCTTTTGATCGCTCCGCCCCAGCTCTCAACTCATCTGCAGTCATCGGTTCTTCAGGAACTTTTGGCTCAGGACGTATTTCCATGATGGAATCGTATGCCTTCGTTCCCTTTTCTACGACGATCTCTTTTCCTGTAGTTGGACTTTTGTATCGAATCTTTTCGTCATCACCCAAACGATACTCAACACCACCGAACTTACCGGAAGATGGGTCTGTCCAATTCATGACCGGTTCAGGCTTTGGTGGTGTTTTCGTTTCCTCTACTTCAACGCCCTTGCCTTTCATCTTAGCGATCAACTCGTCTGCGGCTTGTGCACCCTTTCGAGGCTTTCTACGAAAGGTCTTAATGAAATCACTAATCTGATCATCAGGCACTTTTGCTTCACGCAACCTTTGGACTTCATCGTCGATTGTTGCAGCCGGTGAATATGCCATCAGCGTGCCCGTCAACTTTGCCGCATTGCTGATGAAACTGTGAAGGGGTTCACGAATAAACTCGTTTCGAAGGTTGAGCATCATCTGATCAACACTGGCGATTCTGTTTCGATTACGCTCGTCTGCTTCTGCTTTAATTTGTTGAGCTGCAACATCTTGTGCGGCAACAGCACTCTTAGCTTTCAGGGTGGCTTGTGTGATTTCGGGGATAGAACGATCCATGGACCGCAACAACGTCCCTGCGTCGAACCTACCAGTTGCAGCCGCAATACCCTGTACCTGTCTACGACTAGCCTCTGCTTGCCTTTCTGCCGGTGCAACGGATGCGGCTACAAAGTCGGCCTTTTCCTGCTCTGACATGTAGTCAGGACCTTTAGCAATCTCGCCAGCAAGCCTCGCCTTTTCTCGTTGGGCAGCCTTGATGGCAGGATCTCCGAAAACCGTTGCTCCCAGACCAATCTGTGCCGCCTCTCCAACAATCCCAGCGACTCCTGCCGTGACTGCCTTGCGACGTTCCGTCTCTTTCATTTGACGAAACAACTCAGGGGAGATGGTCTTCGGAACGTACTCCCCAGTTTTAGGATCAAAAATTAGATCTTTGCTTTCGATTTCTTCTTGAGTAGCCATCTTTTATCCAAAGTATGTTTGTTCAAATCGTTCGAACTGACCTCGACCGCGATTCGTGATGGGAGCCTGTTTCATTGCCTGCATCAAAACCGAATCATCGGGCTGGACTGACTGCGCTGCGATTAAGTTAGCGGATTCGATATTTGTTCTTGCTGCGATTTCTTGAGCAACTTTTCGTTTGCGGGCGTCTCTCTGATCCTTTCGGAACTGACGATCTGATTGACGACGTGCTCTGAGTTCGCCTTCCTCTGCGCCTTTTTTTGCTCCCCGTCTACCGCCGAATATTTTTCCGACTGCCCCACCCAGTGTTCCGCCTATTTTCGCACCCAGAACGGGGTTACCAAAAGCAGCACCAATACCAGCGCCTACGCCCGCGCCGACGCCAGTTCCAATCGCAGCGCCTTTGCTCGCACCTTTTGCTCGACCTGAAGCTTCTCCTTCAGCGCGACCAGTCCGTGCGGCTGCCCTCGTGGTTCTATCGTACTCTGTTGCCATGTCAGACCTCGTTTCTCATTATGTCATGTGGAGTAAGATGATGGGACGTCATTGGTTCTTTTGTAGTAGGCGTCTACGATGAGATTTCTAGCTTTGAATATAATGTGTTTCCGGTATGGAAAATGAGGAATGTCTGACTCGGGCAGACCATACCGATTGTCGGTATCTGCGTACCTGATTTGCATCCTGTAATTTTTTTCCGTTTGCCGGTTTGGCTCGAACACCAAGCCAATGTCGTGAACGCCCTCTTTGAGGTGCCGTTGACAGGACATAAAGTGTTGATGCCGTCCGATCATCGGCAGAAACATGAATCCATTTGCCACAATATGATCATGCAATTCGTCCGTAGCAACGTTGAAAGTATGACCAATAGGTCCGACGTTTGACGTGAAGATTCTCCGTTGAGTCGACTGCTCTATGTCCCCTGAAACCGAAAGAAACACGTTGCCTGCAGATCGAGCCTCATATCCAAATCTTTGTTGCAAAGTTGCACTCTGACTCTGATTCCGCTCTTCATTGACACCACCCCATTCAAAGCAGTAAAAGCTGCACATGATGTTCACCACTGCGGGCTGTCTCAACTTTATGGTCGTGGCAGTGTTGGGTATGGATACGGGATTCGAACCAACGAGCTCTGCATGAAAAAGTTCAGAGTCACTCCAAGAATCAGGCAACTCGCGAAAATGTGTCTGTCCGCTCACTGCCATCATGCGAGGCGATGGTGATCCATAAAACTCAGGCTTGTATATTTTGTCTGCGGACAACCAACCCTCGAACTCATGGGCGTTCGCAGGCATTCCCAACTTTGGGTTGTCTATTTTTTCGGACAGCTCTAAACGACTGATACCACGATTAATGAAATCTTCGACTCTATCTGAACCATCGTTGATGTGATCGGCATCGATCGTATTTGACGTTTCGATCGAAATTTTCAAATCCCTGTAGTCAAAACTCATGTCATCGCCTGTACTTTGTGGCCGCAAAATGAAGACCATCAATGTAAATGGGTGGTCCGGCTTCTGTGCTGGTATCGTACACCTTGTTCCTAAAAACAAGGTAGGCCGCCACAGTCCCACGGGTGTTAAACCAATGGGCTTGATTGGATAGACCACCAGTTTCATCCGGCCGAAAGCTGTGAGAAGTACGATAGGTGCTAGTCCCTAAAGATTGAAGCATAAAAGACTGACAAGATCCTCCGCGAAAATCATACTGATACTCGTTCCATTCACCTTCTGAACCTTTGCTGAATGCGCCTGCGTACTCTGAAAACACGTTGTTTTTAAAAAATCTTTGGTATGGCCAGATTCCACCGTTCAGGGGCGCCTTTAGGAATGTATCCACTGTAGCGATGTTTTTATCAGGAGGGATAATCAACAAACCAAAATCGATGGCATCTTGAAAAGAGGTGAAATGATCTTTCATTCGAGCGAAAAAAGAACATCTGATAATCACAGATGAGTCCAATTCAGGATCCCAACGGAACGCAATGGAAGGTCTATCTCCATCGAAATTACCAACAAGGTTGGGCAACTCGACGTGTTGCCAGCGTTCGGTTCTGTTGCTACGCAATAAAAATTCTTCAGACTCTAATTTACAACGGTTGCCCGAGTTTGCATACCAACAGTCTGGGTCGAAATTTCTACGATCAAGACCCTCCTCTCGAATGTTTTCACCGTCGACAACGACGAGATCAATGCCATCATAGGTGTCCGTGAGGCTCTTTTTCGTGAGGGTGTTTCCTTCGAGCAGATCCTCGCTGATTGGATTTTCAATCTTCGCCATTATCGCTTCCTCAAGGTGACAATGAGATTTGAAGAAACCAATGCACAATCACGTCTCCAAGTATCACCACTCGAACCATCGATGGGAGGAGCCCATGAAGAACATTCAATCATCTCTCCTGTTCCCGGAGCGTACCAGATGAATCTACCCTCCAGCTGAACATCGACATCTTTGCCTTTCAGAACCGGGGATACTCCACAAAGGTATATGGGATGAGCTTCATACTCGTTGCCCAACGGTCCAGTCTCTGCAACTGACATGCCATTCACAGTAAGCCGCCACATGCTACACAAAACAAAAGAAGACTTGAGTTTGAAGTATTTGCTTTGTTTTCCATAATAAGAGTAATGCGGGTGTTCCGATAGTGCACTTGTCGACGGTTCAACATCAGTGTCAAACTCTGGATGGACGTGATGTATCGACCACTGACAAAAACCCGAAAACTCGCAGATAGCCAAACCATCATGGGAAGCATTGAATCTGCTACGAGGAAGCCTTTCTCTTTCACTGGGAAGATCACTTAAGACCGTTCCGTCCAAATGAGGATCGATTGCCATGCTTTCTGTAGATGAAAAGTCCCTGTTCCGTATCTGAAATGCTGTGTTTTGCCAGTGTCCGAGTTGATGATTGAACAGATAGGAAAATCCACAACTTGTTTCTTGGCCAATCACTTCAACGAATGCACCACGTTCTACCAGTTCACCGTTGATCGCTTCTCTGCCAATGTTGTCAGAGTCGAGGAAACCGTTGATTTCCGATACAAACTCATTCGTGTTGATTCGAAACTCCGATGGCTCAATAACGTCTCCATCTTTGACGTGTTCCTGTCTAAATTTCCAAGCCATCTTATCTCCTGCTCGAGCGCAAAGCCTTATTGAGTGGCTTGATGTTTCTTTGTTCGCCGGTCTTCGCTTCCAAATCGTAGCCGATTATTTCTATTTTGTTGCCATCCCTCGAAGCGAATGAAACGGAAAGCTCACGAACCGGACCTTTATGGGATGTCGAGATGTCGTATCTCAAAACAATCGGCCGATATGCAATCCATTTGTCGACACCATATCTAGCTGATCCGTATACGGGGTAACCTTCGTTTGGGTCTTGTTGATCTGAAGATTGAGAAACCGCTCGAACCTCCTCAATCGATCGATTTACTCGATAGTTGACCTCCAACGAATTGTCTCCAAAACCAACACAATAAGGCATGACATGAGCTGGACGGAAGTTTGTAAACACGCTTTGATAATCGTTGGAAACCGTTTCGTAGCGGGGTTCGACACGAATCCTTCTGCTGCCTTTAGTGAAGAACCCTCTTGAGTAAACGTTTACTCCTGCCAAATCAGTATCTGTAGAGTTGTTACTGCCGAAAAATAAGTAGCCGCGATGGTCTTTCGAAACAGTCATGCAGTCAATCGGGAAGTTCTCCCGAATGCTGAATGAACCGATTTCATAGTGATATATCAAACAGAGGTTGTTCACAGAAGAACCGTCTATCGGAATCGACAACCAATACTCTTTATCCTTCTGGAACACTGCTGATGATGCTCTGATGGCTGCAGCGGTGTTGATTCTCTCCAGTTGATTCGGAATCTCTGTGCCGATGTTGACCACTCCGGTAATGCTGCCTGTGTTTTCCAAAGCACCTTCGAGCAAGTAAATCGATTTTTCACTGAGAAACACAAGGCCCAAGCCCGGTAACTCTTTGATGGAATCTGGTGCCATGCAACCGACGTCTTTGTTGAGTGTCTGCGCGGCAAAACCGTTTACTGGGTCACCCTTGACCAAGTACATGCCTCGAGCTTTGAATACCACCAGAGCGTTCTTAGTGGCCCTCATTCCCATAATCGGACCGCCATCATCATCTCCAACGATAATCACGTTGTCCTCGGGAAAGCTTTCTGGCGCCAGAGGGGCAGAAAATCGAACCTCGTTTTGCTCCTGACCGGCAGCAAACATCGTGTTTTTGAATACGGCCAAAAACTTAGATCGTGGGGGAAAGTTCCCCAAATTTCTCAACGCTAACAATTCACCAAGAGACGTGTCCGGGTGGCCATCTACGAAGACTTTCGACTGATTGTCGCTGATTTCTTTGAGGAAATAAAATGTTTGTTGATCACCCTTGGTGAACAAATCTCCATTCGAATCGAACAAGTTACGGGTCCGATAGATGCGTCGAGCTACGCATTCTTTTGGTCCTACAGGAATGCTGACCGCAACCAAAGATTTTCCATGACGAGCTCTGCGTTTACCACCACGGCCGTTCTCTACCTCACAAATACCACTCGCATGTGACGGTTCAGACTCCTGACCTCTATCGTTTACAAAAGTGACCTTGTATTGATACCCACACTTTCTGGTGTCTTGCTGCTCAGCCGCATAGTAGTTGAACCTCATGTGAACATTGTTGTTGAACGATGGGTTGTAAGGCGCCGTTGTTGAACTTGCTTTGAATCTGAATCGATACCTTCCTGCTCCGATTTCTGCATCGCTTATGGATGCTAATCCCCAATACGGAAAGTTTTCGTGCAGGCTGTAGAACCCTCGACTGGTCGGTCCTGCACGTTCCATTTCATAGTTCATGATGTCGTTTTTGACGTGAGTTTGGTAGGCTACCTGATCCTCACCTTCAATGAATTTGTTCTTTGCAGTTGAATCGCCAACGGCAAAAACAAACGTCGTCGACGCCTCAAACTGACTAGCAATAGTCGTAGGCGGAGCAGGTCTTGAAACAAATCCAGCCCTTTCGCAGATGTCGCCATCAAAAACCAAAGCCTCATCGGTCCCGTTCACTAAGTAAAGTCGACCACCGTAGGATTGAGATTGAGTTCGAATCGACAACTGAGTTTCAACTCGAGAATCAACGTCGAGGATTTGCGATGGACTTCCGTATTCAGTGGAGAAATCCGTGTTTTGAGTGCGGTATTGTTTGAGTACTTCAACGGGAGATCGGAGTGACGTGAATGTAGTAGCGTTTGGTTTGAACTTCGATCCGTCAAAAGCCTTCAATGTGACTGATTTATCTGGTATCGCTGAGCCGCTAGATGGATCGTAAATGTAATTTTGTTCTTCAAAAATCAACCATTGTCGAGCACCGTTGTGCTGAGCAAACCAATGAATAGAATTTATCGTAGAGTAGACCTCTGGAATCTTAACTGTTTCACCCGGCTCGTAGTCTGGTGTGTTTTGGTCTGGTCGTTGTGAATCTAACTCAATGGTGATCAACTCAGGTTCCCATACGTGATCGAAACCACCAGAGGTCCTCCACGAATCGTTCTGCGTATGGGTCATGTCGGTGATCAACAGAGCGTCTTGAGGATTGACAATCCATCGCTCGTCCATCCCTCGCAACGAGAACGTTTGTAGAGTCGTTGTGATCATCGCTATACCTTCGTCGGAACCCCGAACCGCTCGCCTGCGAACACGATTCTATCGAATCCTCGACGAATGTACTTGCGGTTTGTTCGGGACAAATACTTTTGCTTCATCCGATCGAGCAACTCCTCGGACTTACGTTCGTAGAGCTGAGACTGTGTGCTCATGCCATGTTGCAGACAGATGTCAGCAAGAGCCATGTAGACCAGAAGATGATGATACTGAACTGGCCATTCGGGTGTATCAGAATCAGCCACCAGACGCCTTGGTCGAGATAAGTATCTGATTTCAACGTCCATGTCTTGGCTGGGTGGTCGATACACTCGAATCGTTTGGCGAGGTCCAGATTCGTCCAAAACTTTCAACTTGGACAACTCTCCGTCGTGATACGTCCAGAATCCATTTTTTAGAAACTCGGCTTGGGGCCAACCCAAAACCGGCCTTCCCACAGTGAACTCATCTGGAAATGTAAGGTCCGGTGAACCAGCAGGGCCAAAAATTGGTTGCTTTGCCCCGATATCAAGCACTGAACCATCAGTGAAATGATCTCCGATATGCAACCACCTTTGATAGCCTTGGAAGGCAGGCGAGGTAGTGTCACCGGGTTCCATGACTTTTCGTCGATAGAATCGCTTTACGCGACCATTCATGCGACGTTTGATGTCCCCACTGCTGGGGAAACTACCTCGAGCATCGGTTTTTGACTCTGTTCGACCATATGTTCCATCACGACGAAAATCACCTTCGACGGATTCGCTTTGAATATCACAAGCGTAGAAACGACCCTCTTTGGGCAGGGTGATCTTGCTAACGGGTGATGGTGGAGACTCCATTCCAGCGTAGACAAACGTGTAACAGTATTCGTATGTGTCGCCTGCAATGAGCTTTGCGAGTTTCAAACTTGGATCTACGGAAGCTTCACTGCTATTTATTGCGGTGATAATCGGAGGAACCATTGGGGGGGTCAACGACCGGGGCATCCCTTCGATTCCAATCACAGGATCTCCCGTGGAATCGCGGTCTAAATACAGATGTTCCTCTTTCGAGGAGTCGATGAAGATCAACCGTCCACGGTCTGGAGCCGTATTTACTGAGGTAGTAATCGACATCGTGCCGCTCGCGTCAGTAGACTGAGTATGAACCGGAGTCTTGAGGCCACGGTCAACAATACCCAAGACTTCCACACAATCGGATGGCAGATAGTACTGACGGAACTCAATCTTCCAATCCGTATAGAAGTCCTTGGTCGTAAGGGTTGAATCATCATCCGTACTTGGATCGATGATCGGACGATCCAGCACAACACCGGAAAAATCACCCGGTTGATAACCATCAGGCCATTCTGGAGAACCCGTCCCACCGTATCGACCTGACGCACCATAGTCTCTCGAGGTGCCGCTCAGACTGTCTACGTCAAAAATGCCTGTGATTGTAAACTCACGCTCACTGGCGCCATGAGAAATGCTGGTCTTGCTGGTAAAGGTATCGTTGTCTTGAATAATCAGAGGATTGCCAAGCATCTCGTAGGTGGGGAGCGTATCGGCCGTTCCCTCAAAGTGGATCACATTGCTTGCATCAAAGCTGTCAATGGGATTGCCGACCGAAATCTTATTGGTCGTTGCGTCTCCTACGATGTCAGCTCGGAGCGTGAGGGGCACGCGTTTTTGTCGAAACAACCAGTTGTACTGACTGGAGCACTGCAGATAGTGACGATTGATGACCCGTGCGACTTGGCTCTTGTACGCTTCCAAGTCAGGGTTGTAATCGAGAGCAGAGTTGACTTCTTCGGTGAGCTCTTTCAGATTCACGACATACCCCTACAAAAAGAAAACGGCTGCTGGTGCATTATACCCCAGCAGCCGAAAATGGGCTTGGAGCCCGCTATCGAATATGGCTTAGAAGTAGCCTTGATCGATGATCATGACGGTTGCTTCGTTGGTTCCGTAATCACCAGCGCCGCCAGCGGTAATCGAGACTCCGCATGGGAATGTAGTAGTGTGTGTGCCAGATGCGTAGACATCTGCCTGTCCAGCAGCACCCGTATCATCCACTACCAACGTTTTACCGCCAGCAGTGACAGCAGAACCCACTACGGCTGCTCCACCGCCTGCAGTGTTGTCACCAAAAAGACCTGCAGTTTGAATCTTCAAATCACCCGATGCAGTAAGTGTCTCAGTGGCAACACCAAAGACCAAAGGATCTCCAGCAGCAGTAGCAGCAGGTGCTTGCTCAACTGTAGCTCCAAGACCGTTTTTAGATGCGTCTGCACTGTCGAGATCAATACGAACCCAGTCGCCCTTGGTTACTGCACCATTACAATGAAGCGTTACAAACTTCTTTGGAAATGAACTAATCTGTGATCCGCCGTCTACGGCATCAACACCATCGATCTTATGAATTGCCATGTTGTCCTCCCTCTTTTGACTAAATGGCTATGGAGTAGGGTGAGGGCCGACATGACCCTCACCCAAGTCGTATCTTAGAACGTGTCCAAGTTAACTGCGAGACCGGAAGAACCAAGGTGCTTGGCCATCAACTGACCACGGCACCGAAGCTTGGCGGCACGGACATCGTACTCACCAGAAACGGTTTCGAAGTCGCTGAGGTCGAAGTAGCCCTTGGCATCCCAGCAAGTGTAGATGTCGTTCATGTTCAAGAAGTAGAACGATGCCTCGTTGGTAGCCGAGTTGGTACCAGCGTTTGGCATGTAGTACTCGACATCGATGGGCACACCTTGGAAGACAGTGCTCATCTTACCGCCGTCAAGGCTCCGCTCATCCATGTAACGCTCAGAAGCCTGCAGCGAACGCTTCAGGTTCTTGAACCCTGCACGAGATGCAAGGATGACGTTGGGCTTGCCTTGGGCACTCACAGCGTCAATTTCAACCATCAAGTCGTACAGTCCAGCGAGACCGTTGGAGTTGAACGAGTCCGAGCCGTCGAAGAATTGGTTGTTCCAACCAGTCTTGTTCGAAAAGGTCGACTTGCTGACACCACCGACCGAAGCGGCTTGAGAACCACTTCCTGCTGCAGCGTTCTCAAGGAAACCGTCGGTTTCGTCGATTCCGTTCAGGGTGTTCCAGTCATCCCACTGAGAAACTCCACCTTGCACCATGTGCTTGACGTAGTCCCGCTTGAGAGCACTTGCGACCGAGGTCACGCGGTTCTCAAGGATGGAAAGGATTGCTGCATCGCCTTGGTTGGTCATTTCCTCTTCGCTGCTGATCGCGATGGGGCGGATGACGTGACCCATGTCGTACACAGCAGGCTGGAATACGTCCGAGACGCTCAAGTCGATGCGCTCGTAACCAGTCTGAAGACGAGTGGTCTTGCTGTGCTCACCGAATCCGAGAGGCTGAACAATACGAGTTCCTCCGGCCTTAGTGGGCGCACCTTCACCGTGAACTCGAGTTTGTGCTTCGAGGAACGCAGTGCTGGTATAAATGTTGTCGCGCCACTCCTTCATAACGATGTGCATCGTCGTCGAGAGAAGCTCGTTACCGATGGTAAGTTGTGTAGCTGCCATTTTTTTCTAATGCTCCAAATAGGGGAAGGGTTAACGGAGTGATTGGGAGATTTTTCGGGCTGCTTCAGGATTAGCTGCCAACCATTGAGAAATGGCGTAGGCACCCTTCTTTTTGACCTCGGGAGGAATCTCCCCAGAAGAAGGGTTCCCACCCGAAACAGCACGACCAATACGCCGTGCAGACATTTGGCGAGCACGTTGTTCTTGTGCAGCTCGAGCTTGTTGCTGAGCCATCACACGACGTGCTTTGACGATTTGATACGCGTCTTGTGTCGCCAGAGGGATTCCGTCCTCAGCCCGCGAACGAACAAGGCCTGCGACTTCTTTCTTGAAGCCGGGGTCTTTCATCTCGGGATGGTTGTGGACGAATTCTAGATAGTTGTTTTCACGAGCTTGAACGTCGGCTGCGTTTTTCATCGGCTCTAAAATTGCCGACATACCTTTCGCGATTCCACGCTGAATGCGAGCCTCGACACCTTCTTCGGTGAAGATGTCTGGGAGTTCCTCATTCGTCTCGTTCAAGAGTTTTTGAACTTCTGGATCTTCAATCAGGTTCGCAAACTCTGCTTGGCGCTGGGAAAACTCTCGTTCCAAATTGGCAAGATTGTTTTCTCGTTCTTCGATGGCCGTCTTGAGTTGCTCCATCTCTTGAACGTGCTGGTCTTGACGCAACTTTCGATCAATACGGAAGTTGTGCAGAATGCGCCGAGCAGTCGGAGGAAGGTCCTTGATGTGATCTTGTTCAATCTTTTCGTAGAACCCGTCATGCTTGAACTCCTCGATTTCGCCGAGCTCAGCATCAAGTGCGTTGAAGCTTGCATGCTCAACGACAGCAGGCTCTGGCTCAGGCTCTGGCTCAAAGCTTTGATCTTGCTCAAACTGTTCACCCGACGGTGCGGCATCCATCGCATCGTCTGTGACCGCATCCGAAAGATCACCAGTGTAAGGCTGTTCGGCAGCCTCGACCGTCTCTGTATTATTCAATTCATCCACGCGATATCTCCATCACATTCCGAAAAAGTTTATCATCAAAATAATAATCAAACAACTTTAAGCCATGTTTGCAGCAAGTTCCTGCTCATCTTCATCAAAAAAGCCGGGAGCAGAAGGCTGCTGGGGTGCTGCTGCAGGCGCTTCGCCTCCACCAACGGGAGCTTGCATGGCTTCAACAAGCTTCTTGTCTTTGGACATTTTCTTCAAGGTTGCTGTTACTTTACGCAGATCTGCATCAGTAACCAACGACTCGGGATCAAATCCAAACTTATCAACGAAATCTTCTCCCAGCATACGAAGACTTTCGGAAATAGCCACGAGGGTCAAAAAGATTTCATCGGGCAGAGGACCCTCAAGCTTGGCGCCTTTGGTTTCCATCTCGACTTCCAAGTCAGGAATGTTTTGTCCTGAAAGTTTGTCGAGCGCCTTGTTCAACTCTTTGAGCAGTGTCTTGACCGCGTTCACCGAGTAGGGCTTTTCAGGCATGGGTGCAGAAGGAACCTCTTGCGCCATACCCATGTCTTGAGGGCCTTCATCGCCTGCCATCTCGGGAGGCTCTCGACCCGCCATTCCTTGATCTTGGGCGTAGACTTCTGGAAACTGAGCTTTTGCTTCCTCAAAGCCGGGTTCACCCTTTTCAGGCAGTTGCATTCCAGTGGTTGGTTCGATGGGCATTATGGGCTCCTTAAAGTGTAATCTGACCCTTATCTACAGCTTTCCTATACTCACGGAACTCGGGAGCATTATCAAGTCTGTCTACATAATCATTGTATTCTTTTTCTTCTTTTTCTCGACGTTGATCAAATTCAGAAAATATTCTATCTTCACTTGCATCGTTTCCGACAGGTGTGAGGCCTCTTTCTTTGCAAATTTGTCGTCGGTGTTCTTTGTTTTTTAACCAAACGCCCAACCCTCTATCGAAATAAGGGAACTGTTCACTAAAACGATCAATCCGGACGGACGGTTTCCAGTTTGTGTTTGAAGACCCACATTCGGTGCAAGGGGTGGTATCTGTAACATCCTCACCTTTGCTGTGTTCAACGAGGCGTTCGAAAACGGAGTCGCAGTCCTGACACTTGTATTGGTGAATCGACAGTCCCTTTTTTTCTGAGTTGTACGATGTCGTGTACTTTGCGTCGTTTGATTGATGCTTCGATGGTGAAAAGTGGTATTTCGCCCACCGGCCACAGTTCGAGCAATCGATTTCGGATGGCCGCATAGAAGCGCGGAAGATTTTGTCTTTTTCCCATCCGCAGTCACTACACCGAAAACTATACAGTGGCACCTTGATCTCCAGTTGAAAGAATCGTCGCAATCATTTGGCTCTGCTGCTCAGGAGGCAAGGTTTCAAGTTGATCCAATACTTGTTGCATTTCTGCATCGTTAGCGAATATATCACGTAACGCGCCAATTGCTTCTTGGGGTGGAAGTTGAGCCAAATCAGAAAGATCTGGAGTCTCTGCAGCTTGAGCAGGTTGTGCACCTTCTTCAAGAATTTGTTGATCATCTTGCGGTGGTGCGGGAGTTGGTTTTTCACCTTCTCTCTCCTGCTCTTCCGCGAACTTTGAATCCAACTCATCAGGATGAAGATCCTTGGGCAGATTGAACTTTTCTGCGATTGTCTTCATGTACTGACGAGACAAGAAACCTACCGGACCAGCTTGTTGAGAGGCTTGCCAAAGTTGGGTGTAGGGTTGAAGCAATCCCAACAGATTTTGCTGTTGAACAGCCTCGTCCATTGGAGCACCGCCACCCTCCAAGAAACTTACTTGGAAGTCAGCATTCAAATCTTCTACCGTCACCTCAACGAAGTCCCTGCGATCACGAAGCGTCAAAACATCTGCCTCAACCTTTCCGGGTTCTTCTGGGTCGGGCTGGAAGTCCTGCAGTGCATTCTCATCAACATACGGTTGTTGCTCTGCATCCTGTTGTTGCTCTACAGCGGCAGCAAGTTGATCCGCACCGTCTGCGGGAACCTCTTCTGCGTTCAAAACAGACTCCACAGATTGATCCGTCGAAATCGCTCCGACCTCGGCCAACTCAACGTCTTGATTTTCATAAGCGCCAGCGGAGTCACCCAAATCCTGCATGCAGGAAATCAAAGCTCTCAGAACAACTTTGAGGATCGATGTGAGCCATTCATCTTTGATGGATGCATGCATCCCAAACTCAGACTCTGTGTATTGCTGAACCGCTTGGACTTCGAAAGCAGTCGCCTTTGTGACGATGCCACGAGCAGAAGGACTCAAACTGATGTTCCGATCCAAATCGTTCTCGACCAAAGCCATGTACTGATCGATGTTCGAACTAATCGGGGTATTCCCGAGAGACAAAATCGCATCACCCAGAGGACGATCAAAGTCCTGCTCGAGTTGCAAAATCAGACCATCGTGACCTTCAGTAAGGTCCGTCAGTTCATCAGCACCAAATGTTCCCTTTCGTGTGATGAACTGACGAGTATCTTTTCGTGTCGCCATCGCCATGAAGGATCGATACGAGTTCAACTCTTGAATCTGAGGCAAGATTCGATCTGCATGAGCCATGCCACGAAGGGGGTACTCGGGCTCATGATTGAAAATCAACGGAATGATGTGAGAAAGAGGTCGTCCATCCACCTCCGCAAAAGGCAGGGGACCCACATACACAGGCTTCTGAGACATCTTGCCTTGACCAAGCACGTAGATTTCCAAACGACCTTGATACAAGATTCCGGGGTTTTCCTTGTCTTCGAAGGTGTCTTTGAGATTGCAGATCTCAAGAACACGCACAAAGTTTGTGTTGTCTTTTTTCGCCTTGTCTTGCTTTGGATAAGCGCGCTTGTATCCGCTGTCGGCATTTTTGCCGGTGTAGCCGACTCGCAAAAAATCATCCCGTTCCGTGCCTGAAAGGTTTTTGAGACCATATTCTTCTTCGACCTCTTTCTTCGGCCGGTAATAAACATGCCCACGGAATCGTTCGTCTTCGGCATCTCCGACGTCGTAATCGAGCACCATCTCCCACCAAGGAATGACCCTCATCCAAACACGGTCCAACGGGTTGCCACGCCCTGCGTAGTACCCAATCTTGGCACCTGACCCCGGATACAACAATCCCTGTCGCAGAGCCGTCATGATTCGATGGTGAATCCGTGCAGACTCCATGAACCTATTGAGCGCCAACTCTGCCTTCATTGAGTCGCCAACACCGTTGGGGTCCGGCATCACGATTGCACGTTGAGACCTCGGATACAACGCTGCCAGATACGAGGTGATGATGCCGAAGAGACGGTTGACCTCGACGTTGATTTCGTTGTCTCGAGTTTGATGCTGCTTACCGGTGTAGTTCCGGTGACGAACGTGCTTCCAATAGTTGGTCGTGTAGCAAGCTTTGGTGAGAGCCCATTGATTCCGCTCCTCTTTCATCTTGCGGTCGTGAGCTCTCAACTGATCATGGATGAACTGTGGTGATATTTGATCGCCACTGTAATCCCTGTCTTGAAATGTTTCGTAATCTGCCATTACCTAAGCTCTCGTTTATTCACGAATGGATTGCGGTGTGCAACATAACGTCTTTTATAAGATAGAGGCGGAAGCTTCGCAGTAGGCATACCCCTGCGACACCACTCTGCCAGCATTAAAGCATCTGCGTGGTCATCGTGGTAGCCGTCTTGACCTTCAATTTTTCCGTGGGCCTCGCGAACGTGCATCAACTCTTGGACGGTTGTATCGTCATTTAGGGTGAGACCGTCTCCGTTTACGACCTGACGGAGATGTGCGTAACCCTCTTCTTTGGAACCTCGAGACGTGCTCCAATAAACTGGCGTTGTGCTGGGTTTGCGACCGCGAGCTGCAGGGCGCGTCCACAGAGGGATGTGATGTTTGTGGAACTCACGAATCACTACCGGACCTGCACCACCGGGGTTGCTTTCAATCAACGTTTTGGCTTTGTTGAAGTGAGAAGCAAGCTCTGCTGCTTTTGTAGCAAACAGGATCTCTCCACCCTTGTTCATTGAAAGGGTGGCAACCTGTCGACCGTCCGCACTCAACACTTGTGCAACCGCGTAGTCGCCTCCATTGCACCATGATGGGTCAACCCCCATGGCGTAGTTGATTCCGGGCTGTGGACGTTCGTAGATACGCAACTCTCCGTCTCGAGGAGCGATGGATGACAACACCTCGTTCAGGTAGTCCTGATCGAACCATGACCCTTCAAACTCTGCAAAACCGTCCTCGATTGTGAGTGGGTACTCGCGACGGAACTTGGATAAACCGATACCACTGACGCCGTTGATCTTCGAATGGCGCCAATACAACTGTTCCATCGAAAGGCCATGCACTTGAGCAAGCTCCCACTCTTCATGGTCTGGCTCCCATCCGTCAGGAACTGACGATGAATATGCAGGGTGATCGCACCAACGGAAAAACCTAAACTGCACCGAGTCGTCGCCTTGTCTTTGAGCCTCGCGGGCAGCCAAAACCTTTTTATGAAACAGATTCCCCGGTCCATTGGCAGTCGACAAAATGATTGTTTTTAGATGCGGACCGGGGTGCATGGTCGATGTCACCGAAGCCCATACCTCTTCTGCATTGGGCCAAAACGCAAGCTCATCTGCATGAAGACGTTGATACGTCCAACCACGACCATGACCCTTTCCCCCAGCAGTCATGCATCTAAATCCGGCCTGAGTGTCGTCGAAGATTAGCTCTTTCTTGTTTGACCTTGCGACTGGTCTTTTGAGAACCTCTGGAAGCCCCCTGTAGAAGTGCTGGAGCTTTCCGAAGATTGAATCTGTGGTCTCATAAATGTTTGCCACAACGAGCGTTCTGACGGGATCTGTAGCCCAGTACGTGTAGTCGAAATTGTAGGCGGACGCGACGGTTGTATCGCCGATTTGGCGGGGCTTGTAATGAATGATGGTTTCTGCGGGAGACATAAAATCATTCAACGCCAACACCTGCTCTGGGAATGGCGTGTTGAACTGTCGCTCGATGCCTTTTTCATCAACAAGCTTCAAACGCGAAATGAACTCACGAGGGTCCTCTGCGATGACTCCCAACTTGCGGTTCAGTACTTGTGTGTTGTTTTTGGACACTACGCCTCAGGTGCATTGATGTGCCAAGCGCCGCCTTCGCTCCCGTTGCCCAAAAAATCTGAAAGCTCTTTGTCTTCTGCCCTCTGCTGCTCGACCTTACGGGCTTCAAAACGAACTTTGGCGAATGCACGGAACGCCCACTCTTCACCCTCATCCATGGCATCGAGAACGCCTCGCCACCACTTGTGTTCGATCATCTGCAACTCTTGTTCACTGATGGGGTCTGCCTCTGGAAAGTCTTCAAAAAACCAAACCATGAAGGCTTTTTTCTGAGACCACTTCTTGAATTCGCTTGGGGTTACTGGGTGACCTTTGAAAGCCTGCGACTCAGATCGTGAGCTAGCCCTGTACCAATCGGCTTTGAAATACTTTCCATTCAGAACACAGTTTCGCACGCATCGACGAAATGCGGACTGCCGTTCAGTTGGCTTGTAATCCAGAAGTTCTGGATCGATCCAAGGGGTCAACTCAGTACCGCCTGATCTTCCGTTGTTTCGTCCCATGTAAACCTCGTATTATCGATCGTATCACTTATTCACAATAAACAGTAGCATCTCAGCCAACGCTTGAATGACTACTTTTTCGCGCGTAACCTGTTGGATCGTGCGCGATTGTCGCCTTTTTTCATGGTCCTCAAGTTGCCCGACTTGTTGTTTCGAGGGTTGCCATCCTTGTGGTCAACATCCAAGTTCTTGGAAAGAGTTTTGCCATGTTTCTTGTAGAAGTCGCGAATCTTCTTTCGAGCGGCGTTTCGAGATGCACGGTCCTTCTTGTCTTTGTCAGACTTGTGGTCACGCTCGTACTCTTTCTTGTAGTCACGGAGACGGCCTCTTGAATCACGTTTCTTCGTCATACTCCGCCTCCTCTTCATCGCTCAACAAAGTCGCACCAATCAAAGCACTGAACAACTTGATTGGTTGCGTAAACTTTTCCTTGTCGGTGACCTCATTAAACTCAATGACTTGTGAAGTCACTTTGCCAGATTCATTGTTGAATTTGAAATACTGACCCTCTTGTCCCAAATCGAACACGGTTGTTTTGAGTGGTTTTCCAGACAACTTTTTCAACAGACTCGGGAGAGTTTTGTCGTAGAACGTTTCGGCTGATTTTCTTGGCATCTGAATTCTTTCGTGTGCTGCCAGTCCGTGCGTCAAAGCCACGCCCTCGAAGTCATTTTCTGCAGCGTATCGAAGCATGTAACGAATACCCAATGAGGCCCACTCTTTCGTTTTGGAAAGCGGAGCAGGAGGAACAGGGCCATCCTCTTGTTCATCAAGTCTCTTTCGAGCCCTGAAGAGAAGGCCTTCCCCTAATGGTGTGCCATCGGGTGATATGTTTTCGCTACCAACAAGTTCGAAGTATCTAGTCAATTCCTCTTCGAAGGGTGACTTTTTCTGTCTAATCGACGCTTCATCAAAAGGGATTCCTCGACTTTCTCGTTCTTGCTTGATCCCTTCGAAAACTAAACTATCGAGATACTGCTGTTCGAGCTGCTCATGTTGTGGCGTATATATCATTCCATATTCGAAATCTTCGAATTCGGAGCCACCTACTTCAGGCTCTTGAATTAGATTTGAACTGTAGAATCTGTCAATCAAACTTTTGAGTTCCATTTCAAGATCTTTGATTTGATTTTCGGATTTTTGTCGAAGAACCTCATTTTGTTCTTTCGTGTATCCACGAATCCGACCTTTTTGATGCCAGTCGGATTGGATCTCCTCGATGAACAAGAAGATCTTTCCGTTTTCATCGATTCGTTTTTTGAAGCGAATATGGATGAGATCGTTTATCGAGAAATGACTTTCCCTGAAATCCAACTGTTCACCCATAAAAACTACGTTCGATGGGTTGTTTACAGCTTGATCGAACATATAATCAACCCCAAATTTATCAGGGTCGGGGTCTGATTTGAGCTCCGAGTTCAACATACTCAGCACAGGGATGTCTTCTGGGATGTTGTACTTCGCCCTAATTCGTCGGGAGAGAGACGCGAATGCATTGTATTCGATTCTATTTTTCTTTTGTCTTTCGCGAGCAACAGGAGCCAAATCTTTTATTGGTTTAAGCGGAACCGAATCTTCAGAACGGTCATCCAGTTGATCCAACTCTTCAGGAATTTGGGTATACATGACCTGAACCATGGGATCTTTAGACATCTCTCGAAACTTAGATTCCTCTTTTGTATCGAAACCAATCGTGACGATTCCATAATTACTGCCACCGGGGATCGTCAGAGTCTCATACGGCAAAGATCGTTGGTCAAACTCAGCGAGTCTTTGTTCCAGTACATTCAGAGATGCTTGAGAATCTGAAAGTGCTTGGAACTCGGGGCTGAAGAGAATCGACGGTGCCTCTCTCATGAGAGCTTGTTTGACGCCCACAATGCGTTCGATGTTGTCTATCGTATACAGGGTGCTGAAATCATATGATGGATCGTTCGTTAAACCTTCAAAAAATCCAGTTTCACTGAAAGGTCCTGTGACCTCTCCAGCTTCAACTGCATCGGCGTAATACCGTTCGATTTCTTTATAAAATTTAACATCTATCTTGAAGAGCTCTTCCAGTTCTCTGAACATCTGTTCGATGCGTTGTTTGGGTGTAGTCGCTCTATCGTTTTCAGTGACATAGAAATAACTATCGAATCCCGGTACTTGATCGCTCAAAATAGAATGGGTTTTTCTGTTGACTTGTTTCCGCTCGAAGATGTTCTCGGGAATGTAAAATTTTGTCCCCCCGACCCTTCTGAATTCGTTTCCTTTTACAGTGACAACCTCAGTAGGAACAAATGCTTGTGGAGTACTTGCAGGTAGGAAGTAATCCTGTGGACTTGCATCTGCCCTTTCTACAACAGCGTACTTTGGCAATCGACGCATGTAGTTGATTGGATTTTGTAGAGTCCTTGCGATCAGTTCGATCTTGTCGGCTTGGTTCATCTGCAAGCCACGCAAGTTGCGCCATATCAAATCAAGATTTGGTTTTGCCGCTCGCAGTCGGCTTAGTGTCCCGATTTTTCTACTGGGCATTTCTCTAAGATCTGCTTCGGAAATACCGTATAGATTTTCGTATAGATGACCAAGAGCTTGTGTGGGTAGATATTCGATTACGTCGTTATCAACTAAATTGAAGTTTGTTGCATCATCGGGGGTATAACCGAGAAGTTCTTGTTCCCTGCGGGATACAACTTCTCCCCCCGGTCGTGCCGTAATGTTAAAATCGACAGCTCTAAGAAACGTAATCAGGAGATTGTCGGGATCTCGATTGAGCGGAAGAAACACCTCCTCCTCAAGGCTTAGATTCGGTTCGTATGCAACTTGAAGAGGTCGAAGTATGTTTACGGGAGATCTGGTATTGAAAAACCGTTGCCTCAAATCGAACAACGCCTCTCTGTTTGAAATGGTTGCACGTTGTTTTTCCTTCTTTAAACTTGGAGGCACTTGGTTTATTTGTACTTTGTCGTTCAAGTCAACTTTGTTGGTTTCAAAATATTCTTGTAGCTCCTGCTTTGTGATGGACTTCTGGCCCTCTGCTTTTTTCTGATCCACGAATCGTTGGATTCCAACGAATTTGATTTCGCTTTCAGTCAAAACACTTTTGAGTTTGTTTTTCGCGGTGCTCTTCAAAGTGGGTATGACTTGATCAATACCAATCTTGTCTTGCTTCAGTGCTTCGATTGACTCACCCAAAATGGATTTGAATTCGTAATCAGTGCCAACCACTGGTGGCCCTCGACGCAATTGAACTGCAGGTAAATCTGCAGTGACGGTAGGCCGTACATTCTGATTTGGATCATCCTTGAGTTGTTCTGAAACACGTTTGAGTTTCTCGAGGTTTTCTTTCTTCCTCGACTCCTTGAGTTTCTCAATCTGCTCCAACAACTCAGACAACTTTTTCTTGGTTCCTGTATCCAAACTTTCTTCGTATTGACTCTGTTCGAATTCTTCGATGGTTGGATACGGACTTGGGTCACCCGGTTGGTCTTCTTCTACAACAGGAGCGTCTGGCTTCTTGAAGACGGATTTCACTCGATCCAGCATCGATTGAAGAATCGGTTGACCGTTCTCGTCAACATCTCTGAAAATCGTTCCCCCGCTCAACATATCTTTGGAAACAAATGTCCCATCGCCGTCCATGACAGACTTCAAGCCGACCAAGATTGCAGAATCAGATCTGAGACCAAAGGCGCCCTTCGCTGTTTCAATAAACTCAGACAACCAAACTCTGGCTCTCGATGTCCAAGCTTTCCTCGCATCGAATCTGCCTTGAACAATCCGTGATGCGTTCACCGCCCAAAACTCGCTGGGGTTCACGTACTGGTAGTAAGTGCGTGGAAGTCTTTGGTTGTAAATCGCTTCTACGAATCGCTTTGAATTAATTTTCTCATTGGTCTTCGGATCCGAAACTTCCTCACCCAAAGCCCATCGAAGGTATGCCGAACCAAGCTCATCGGCGTTGGCGAGCTCATTTGAAATGGACTTTGTCCAAGAGTCCCAAATACCCTGACGGATGTTTTCGGGAAGCGTGCGTTCCGTATGGTGCAAGATCTCGTGGACTGCGGTCGTTCTGTTGGCCACATCGCCTTTGAAAACCCTCATCAATCCGCCGATGGGATTGCTGTGATATTGTCCAGCGGTGCTTTTATCTCCGTCAGGTCGTTTTTTTACTGAAATCGAAAGATTGGTAGCGATGCTTGGATTTTTATCTAGCAGCCACAACGTCATTTCTGTCACGTCTTCTTCGACTTCACCGCGTCGTCGCGCAGCAATCAACTTCTCCCTGATTATGTCCGCACCGGTTTGACGATCCCTGTAGAACGAGAACTTTTTCTCGTCTTTCAGATCGGTAACTGCCCGAAGAGTTCCTGAAAGATACGCAGATTTGAGATTGAAAACGTTCTGATCGATTGTGCCTTTGGACAAATCTTTCCGAAGCCGTTCGAGGTATCGGGATGATTGAATCTTTGGAATGGCGCCAGATTCATAGAACTCAATGTACGTTTGCAAATACCCATGCTCTGCTTGATTTTCGGCAGCGTAATAATCGTACTCACTCTGTGAAACGAATCCCGCTCCAAACTCCTGATTGAGTTCGTCGAACCGAGTCTTTCGTTCTCGGTTTTGTAGTCGAAGATCTTCTAATGAAGTATCGACGTCATCTTTTACTTGGAAGCTAGCTCTCGAGGGTGGCGGCGATTTCGGCTTAGCCTCAGTCGGAACCTGAAACGGTGATGTCGCAGCGCCCACGAAACCACCCGTCAATCCACCAGCAATAAACGCATTCACGGTGTTGTCGAAACGTTGACGGAACTCAATGTCGTTGGGAGCCTTGCCCGTGGCTTCTGCCAACTCTCCTGCAGACTCCTGAACCACCTGCTGTGCGGCCTCTGTAATCGCCTCGAGCCCAGCACCTCGCTTTGCCAGTTGACCGGTTCTGCGAATGACATTTGACGCGACGTTTTGTTTGACCGGTGTCAGCAACTTGCCAACAGCGAATGCGTCCAGAGCAGCCATGATGGAGCCGGGGACCAATGCGAAATTTGCCGCCTCATCGGCGTCCATGCCCTCCTGTTCCATCAAATACTCGTAGGTGTCACCATAGTTCAACAAGAATGAACTTGCGGCTGCACCGCCCGCTACGCCCCCTGACACGGCTCCTGCTGCAGTTCCTGCACCGGGAACTACAGAACCCACAGCGGCGCCAGCACCGGCGCCCACAGCAGCCCCACCCAACGTCATGGTGATTGAACCCAGACCTTGTCCCAGCGTCGAGCCCATGTAGTCCAACGCAGAGTTCAAACCATCCACGTCTCGATACGATGCGACTCGGGGGATGAACCGTTCTTTGTCAGGTGACTCATCAAACTCACGGACGATGTTTTCTCCGAACTCTTTCATCGCATCAATACCCGTGACGCGACCCATTCCCTCGATTGCACGACCACTCAAACGAGGATTGTCTTGAAAAATGGTTTGTTCCAACGAACCAAACAGTTGATTCGCAAATCCTGAATCGTCGTTTTGCTGACGAATCTTATCTTCGACAATCAACGCACCCATATTGGGTTCCCCAATTTCGTAGGCCGGAGAAGTCGGTAGTGTCTCGCCCAACAAATCAGGAAGCGTTGACTCTGCGTCTGCGCTGTCTGGCAGCACAAACTGACGATTGGATCTGCTGTTGTTGAGCAACAACTGATCGTCGCTCATCGTTGGTTCGGTGGCCATTACATCCTCTTTGGACTGTACAGTTTTCCTGATCGAGAGTACTTTTCGAACTCCTCTTCGCTCATCGAAGCAATTTTCTCAGTTTCCCTTTGTTGAGCACTCAGTCGGTCGAACTCAGATTTTGCAGCGTCCAGACCTGCTTGGCCCTTCAATCGCGTATCACCGGGTTTCGCCAACTGCAGCGCAGGACCCGCCTTCAAGGTTCCCTTACCGGTGTCTGTGGTCACCACTTCTGCCATCGGAGTGGGCGATGCTTTATTGTCCGTGGTTGGCTTTTTGCTCATGTCTTTGGCCACGTCCACTGCAACCTTGCCCATGGCTTTGAACAGACCAGATTTCATTGCGGCTTTCTGCCCCGCGCTGGTCGACTTCGCTTTTGCAGCTCGGGCTGCCATGGCGCTTCGATCTTCTTTGCGCTTTTCAGCCAACTCATCGTCCATTGCGGCAGAAATCTGCTGCTCCCCAGCACCCGACTGAGCCTCACGCATGCCCCGACGCATGCGCTCTGAAACGCTTCGACTGTAATCCATGACCCGATCTCCTATGTTTTCTTTTTAGCACGCATGTTCTTTTTGAGGGTGGCGTCGTCTTTTTTGCCCCCTCGAGGACCAAGCTTGCCATCCTCTTTCATGCTGAGTGCAATCGCAATCGCCTGCTTCTTGGGCTTGCCCTCGTCCATCAGTTTCTTGATTTTATTTCCGACGGGGTCTTTTTTCATTTCTTCTTCTTCTTTTTCCGCATGCCCTTCTTGAGCGTGCTGTCATCCTTCTTGCCCTGACGACGAATCTTGGCAGCCTCTTTGCGTCCAAACTCGCTCTTCACTCGAGCCATGGCCCATGCGTGTTGCGAAACCTTGGGGCGGTTGCCGGAGCTCATATACGCAGCGAGACCACGCTTGTAGACCTGCTTTTGAGCGGCATCAAGCCCAGCCATCCCGCCTTTTTTCTTCTTCTTGCTCATATCTTGTCGCGCTCCTTCATCAGACGGTCGAGCCTCTTCTTCACGGCAGCAGAGTACGGCTGTTTTTCATTCTCGTAGATGTCCGCAATCGCACTCATCAGTTCTTTACGACGCTTCACGTTGGGCGAACCCTTCGTGTACTTCTTGTTGAACTTGCGCTTTTTCTTGGGACGCATGCTCTTCGAGAGTTTTTTATCGGTCTTATCCACGACCACTCCTTCAGCTTAGTAGTCGCTGCCGCCCTTCTTCTTGCCCTTCATGGAATAGCCGGGATTCTTGGTCCGCTTCATGTCCTTGGTCAACTTGGACACAGTCTCAGCATCTTTTGCGTGAGTCTTAGAAGCCTTCGCCAAAACCTTGGACTGCTTCGCATGTGTAGCAGAAGCCTTCTTCAAGTTTGATGAAACCTTCTTCAGCGCCTTCTTCGGATCCTTGGGCATATCCGCAGAGTTGTGAGCGAGGGTTTTGTCGTCGTCATCGAGCTTGTATCGCATTCAAATCACCATTTTTTGCAAGACCAATATTTGGCCATCAATTTATCATCAGCGTCGAGTTTATCGCATCCGTGCCGAGCACGAAAACTTTTGCGCCTCGCCGGATTGTCTCGTTTGATCTCCATGTTTGCATCACCATATCGGATGGTCTTTTCCTTGTCGCCTTTCTTGGCGCGAACAACGAACTTCTTACGTCCGTAGCCCGGCTCTCCCTTTCGGATGCGGCGCGGACTGTTGACCTTGGTCGGAGTACCCTTGCGTGCCACTACTCACCTCGCATGACACGACCGGTGCCACTTTGAGAATCATACACGTATCGAACCCGACCCATCTCTGGTGAATCGACTGAAAACACAACCACGCCATCTTGATTGTCTTCGATGAGAAACATTGCATCCCTGCCAAACTCTTCGAACATCGCAGACTTGGCCTCGGTCATCAAATCATCAGGAGACATCATCGGCGCCGAAGTCATGGCAGTGCTCAACATGTCGTCCATCATCGCGTCGTCCATCATCATGTCTTCTTGCATCATTTCACGACTCAATTGCATGGCAACATCATCGCCACCAAACTTCTTCATATCGCGAAAATCACGCTTCAAAGCCGATAATGCAGCAGGTTCCGACCCATTTTTGAGCTTTTTCATGGCCATTTGAGCCTGAATTTGAGCCATTTCGTCATCATTTGCGCCCATAGCGCGAGCAAAACGTGGCATTTCTTGCATCGCAAACATCGGTGCTTCGACCATTCCATCCATGTTTTCAAACAAAATTACGTCCAAATCACGCACAATTTCCATGTCATCGGGACATCCACAGTCTTTTTCAGGCTTGGAATCCATGTATGTGCCAGAACTTCGTGCAATCTTTTTCAATCGCTCGTTTTCCATCTCCTTTTCACTCATCGGCATGATGTTGATTACCAATGAGCCTTTAGATTCACCGTGCATACTGCCTCCGAGCAAAATGATACATCGCATCTAACATAAAAAAAAGTCCTCGACTGCACAGAGACTACAGCCGAGGACAAAGAGAACAACACTTATGTGAAGGCCAATTTGTCTTTGTATGTCAATATGGTCACCACACCACGTCAACAGACTCGTCAGCACATTTAAACTACTCAACTGGACCACTGCAGTCAATAGAAGACATCATGACCTCCACACAAGGCCCTTCATCTTTGGATGCATAAACAGATTTCGCCAGTAGTTCAACAACCTGTGTGTCATCTCGAATCACACCTGCCATCACCAGAGAATCCAGCACGCTCTTACATACATTGTCTATGTCTGGTTTCGAACTGTGCCAAAGCCTATGATGTGGGTCTTTCTTCCGAAGCAAACGCTTTGGTCTCGGAAACACAGCAACAATCTCAACACGACAAACCTTGTCACACGGTGCAGCTCGCCATTCATTCTTCATGATCAATGCACTTGATCGTTCCCAATCTGCAGTACGCTTCGGTGTATACAACCGAACATGACTACCCATCTTGGCTGCTCTCGGTCTACCCTTACCAATCGGAGCACCCGGTATCACACAGTCAAACCGAAACATTGCAAGACCTCATTTCAGATTCAAGAGTTTGCAATGATGACCTCAACTCTTTCATACTCTTTGGATAATCAACTGAATCATGACGTTGCATCGATAGACAAATCTCATCGACCCTTGTCATCAAGACATGAAACATTCCCGGCCTAAGAATCGATTGATGAAGATTGTCAAATGCCCAAGGCAAATCCAACTGTGATGGAACTTGCTTCATCCACCATTCACAATCAAACAACCAAGTGTCTGAACTCAACGAAAGCTTTGATAACAAATGATACCAATCACTGATTGCTAATCTGAGATGTCGTTCAACATGATGACAACAAGACTTCAACTTAAGTTCTGTATTGTCTGTTGCTACTTCCACATCCTACCTCCATAGCCTTTCTTGAAACGTTGAAATCTTACTGGACCTCCACGCTTCCACTCAGGCCACCATATGCAACTGAGATACCAATCCATTTCATCAGGACTGACTGCAACCCATCTTGTACAGAAATGATCTCGAACATGACGAACTGACAATGGAACTGATTGACCATCATCAATCATCTTGAAGCAACGATCCCAAAAGTCTTGATGCTTCAATGCACGATACTTGTACATCTGAATGATGCGACCACTGCCAGTTCTATTCTTCAATGCAACTCGTCGCATATAGATTGTTTCTGCATGTCTCATACATTTGAGAAACTGAATGGTGTTCATCTTTCCATTGCAATGTTCCATTGCATATCGATGCATTGTTTTGAAAGCACACCATGACGCAGCAACTCTGTATGGCTTGCATGCATACTGCTGATGAATCTTCAACATCGGACAAAGTTGTTCCATCAATACTGTGAATGAATCACCCCAATGTTGTCTTGCTACAACAAGAGCTCTGCCCTGAGGATCTACAACAACAAACAAAGTCTTTCGTCTATGAGCTTTCCATTTATGAGATTCAATGGCTTCACGTCTGACCTGTTCAATCTCATCCTCGTAAATCGAAACATCAACTTTGTATGAAGAGTAAACTCTGTCTCTCATTGGACGTAGCAAATCACAACGATCTTCTGTCAACCCAATACGACGACAGATGACATCACCCGGAACAAACCAAGTTCTTGCTTTGCCTTTTGACTTGATGACTTTCTTGAAGATGAACTCATCATCAAATGATGCACCCAATGCTGTCCTGTATTGTTCAACATCAGAACCAAAGATTGGTTTCTCATCTACACCGTCTACACCAGACACTGGATAGAACTGCTCTAAGACCATGCACTCCATCAGTTGAACTCTCCATTCTTCCATGTCCAATGAAACGGTGAGAACGTCATGAATCGCAACCACATTACACTTTCACCAAAATCAAATCTTGCCCATACAGCCAGATGACCATCATCATCTTCTGATGCCATAGCTTCTCCGAGAGTTGCGTCTGGATAGTCCTCATCCAAGAATGATACCAGACCCAACCATGCACCTTCAAAGAACCACTCTGTGTCGAGAGAGAAGTCAATGTCTTCCAATGGAAACAAACCCAGATCTGAGTCGTCCTCTGTATCCACCATGACAAAGTCATTCGTAGCGTCAGTCATCTGTGGATATCCTCCTGTGTGCACATACCTCGTATAATCATACCTGTGTATTTTCTCTCAACGTTCTCTCTCAAGATGGGGAAGGGGAATGATAGGGCATCAGCTGAACGATGGGGAATCGAGCTGGATTTGGATTTGACTTAGATCAATGTGACCCGTGGGTCAGTTTGGGGCCTCAATACTGACCGATGGTTCAGAATCATCCCTCGGATGATAGGGCATCGATCGACGGGGACTAACGAGCTGATATAGATCAACTTTTTTTTACACTGTACACTTGACGGTCTACACTGCATCAACTAAACTCAATGTATCGGCATTCACCATAAACCCCGCCGATGGAGAACACACTATGGGAACGATATCAGGTTATCGGAGTCGTCAAGACGTAGTTGACGACCTTGTGAAACAATACAGCGGCGATCGCTTCAGCATCATTGACCGCAAAGCTACTAACTTTGGACGGCATCTATGGATGCTGATAAAGCCGAAGGAAGGACCTTCGTTTATCTGCCTTTTTAAACTGTCATCCTATGGCGGTGAATGGGGATACAAGGCGATCGACGAGTCAATGGGTCCAGTCTATTGGGACTGTCCCGTTTCGCTTCTTAAGCAGGCCGACTGTCCCACGACTGAGTTTTCGACCAACTGGCGGGACGAGGTCTACCGGTTGAATGGAATCTATGACTATTGCGATAACTACGGGGGTGTAAAGTGAACAAAAAAGCTGTATCACGTCAACCGTTCATCCTTTTTATTCAATCCGGCGCATTCGCATGGGTAAAAGGTCACAAGTCCAAAAGCGATAACTCTATCAAGAATCGATGCTTTCACGTTGCGACCCATGCGTCACGGCGTCAAGTCGATATCGATCGGCAGTGTCTGGACGGATGGAGTGCACTGGACATGCACGCGAGCATCCAAAGCCTGTACGGTGTCAATATCCCCGTTACCGTCGTTTCCGCGGCTCTGCGTATTTTGGACCAGCGTATAATCGACCGGGAGAACCGGAAACCGCGCGGACCCATTGAGACTCACCCGGTTATTGTGAATAACGATAACCGCGTTTTGGCTCGACTCGTAAAAGATCAGAAAACAGAGCTCTGGAGTTTTGAGCTCCACAATGCCGAAGAAAATCACGCGAACCAGAAGATAATCCAACCCGGAACCGTAGACTGGCGCGCGGTTACTCGAGCTCGACTTGAAAAGAATATTGCCGGAGCTGAAGCGCAATCGGCGCGGTATATGCAGGACCCAACTAAGTCGATCTCGCAAGTATGTTCGCTAATCAATAAAGTGATTGACGCGCCAAAAGTCCCGATCCGTCGGTTTACTTTGATAAACCAAGACGGGACTCAGAACGTCGAATCGGTCTCCATCGGTCGCCATACGTTTGATAATATGGCGTCGATCGTCAACGCGTACAGACCGGATCTATCCGGCCTACTCAAGTGATTGACGGCGCCGGGGGTTATGGTGACCCCCGGCGCACCCTGTGCCCTATCAACGACGGGCGCACGCGCGCGCGCGCGCACACGACGGGGACAAAAAATAACCGACCAAAAAAAAGGAAAACCGCAAAAAAAAGCCTTGCAACTGTTCACGGGGCGGTATACACTCTAAGTGAGTCGAGCAAGACTCCAAACAAAAGGAACCACGAAAATGCTAATCAAAATCGACAGACGACGCGCCCAGATTTTACCCGCTCTAACTTCGTTGGATATCCCTCGCGATATCTCCAACGACGAGCTACACGATCTGGTCCGATACACTCCGGC